CGCGGAAGCCGTGTTGTTGCAGTGCTTTGACTGCTGATTCGCATTGTTCTTGTGTCATAGGTCAATGATTACGCCCTTCTCTTCGAGGGCTTTGATGATGTAGTCAGGAAGTTCGAAGCATCCATCGTAACCCGTAAGAACGACTTGCTCATTGCCTTCCCCGTCAGAGGAATCTTCCGTTTCAAGTATACCGCCTGCATAGAAGCGGTCACCGCCTGTTTCTACGTCGTAGGTTTCGTACCACCCACCACTATGGTGGCGTGGGTCAATCCCGATGGTGGTGTCCATCTCTACGTTGGTGGCTCTGTCGTGGTCTACGTCATACGCCGTGGTCATAGCTACGTGTGGTAGCGTGGTCTTGAAGTCGAGTTTGAATTTCATGATGAGTTATTGTGTTTATGATTCGTATTCGTATTCGCTTTCGTCTTCCCATTCGGTGTAGTAGCAGTAGTCCGTTTGGAATGCGATGGTCATCAGGTCGTGGTCGTCATCCCTGTTTTGCAGGGTGCGTTGCACTGCCTCATCAAATTCCTCCCATCGTGACGGGTCTTGAATCATCATAGCATCAACGCCCTTGATGTCGTGTAGGATATCGTCCCTGTCATTGCGACATTCAGCCAAAGCATCTTTTTCGTACTTGGCGTAAAACACCCCGTCTCCAAAGACCCATCCCTTGTTCATGCCTTCGCCTGTTACGTCACATTGTCTTGCATACTTCATCACTTGTAGGTTTTTTCGATGATGAGGTCAGATGCCTCGTCGATGTTAGACAGGAGTGTGTACAATGGAGTGTTGCATGAGTGCTTTCCGTCCAAAGAGGCACATGACGCGGCCATTAGTTGTGCCACATCCCTGCGACGGCAGTAGTTGAGGATGAGTTCGACCTTGCTCAGGTCTTCCTGAATTGCTTCGGCAAGTTGCCGTGTGTTCATGTCTTGTAGCATGATGGATTAATTTGAAGTTTGAAAATTTTGATTTGTTCGAATTAGTTCTGTCATTTTGTTTTCAGTATGTATGTGAAAGTGGGTCGAGGAGGAGGTGTATAACCCTTTGCTCTCGTTGTTTTGCATCCGCTAATTCAATGCGTTGCTTGATGGCCTCTAATCGCTTCAAGACCTTTGTGGGGACTTGCATATTCATGCTGTTTTCAGTATGTATGTGGTGGTGTCAACCTTGCCACGAGTTTCTGTGATGTATTCTAGTTTGAATCCAATCTTCTCAAGGATGTTCTGCATTGACTGCATCCCGCACGCTCCATCAATGATCGTTCTAGTGTTCTTGCTTTGCCTTACTTGGTATCTGTGTTTGCGTGATTTGCGATTCATGTTGTAGTGCTTGATGCCATAGAACTCTCGTGGGTCAATCCGTCTGATTTCTTTGGGAAAGCATAGTTCGATGAACTGACCAAGACACGTCCCTGTCATGTCGTATCCTCCGCCACTACACCCTACACTTTGGATTCTGTCGCCTCGCTTGTCGAGAACCTTGACGATGTTGCCATTCACCCCGTCAGAGTAGCGGAATGTCAGCACCCCGTACTGCCAATTCTCATCGAGCCATTGCTCGCGTTGCTTTTTGCTTAATAGTTTTTTCATTGAATCGAAGTTTGAATTTCTATCGTAATCTTTCATGTCATCCATGCACAATTAGCTACTTCGTAGCCGAGTTCATACAGCTTTTCTTCTACGTCGTCGGGGTAGTGACCATCGAATGTTACGATTGTGTAAGTCCGTGTGGAGTAGTCGAGCACTGCCACTTGGTTGTCACCAAGTCCCTGTGTGCTTACGTTTGTTGTTGCTTTAGTTTTGTTTTCTGCATTCATAGCATATAAGATTTAAGATTCTTCGTGTTGTATGCAAAGCATCATGTGTGAATTGTATGTCATCCAAGTTGCATCATCTAAGTACCTTCCTCGGACGTTGGTGTAACCCATAACTGCCCGCGCCTGCATCCACATTTGCCTGTCGGTAGCGTTGTTAGGCATAGATATGTTTTTCCTAATAACGTGAGAGCCGTTGGCACTCCATCCAAATCCGTCATGGATGCCGTCAATTAATGTCACCAAGTACGTTGTATGTGTTTTCATGTCTTTTAATTTATACGAGTTTGACCCATGCGTCTTTCCCCGTTGTTTTGATGTAATTGGCACACGCCCGTTGTGCTGATGCCAATGCGTGAAGTCCTAGCGTGTTCGGCTCCATCTTGATGGTTTTCACTACACGCCCGAAGTATGTGTAGACCTTATATGTGTCTTTCATGTCGTTCTTGTTTTCAGTTCTTTCACTACGATTTTGAGCGATGCGTCCGCCACAAGTTCATCCACACGGGATTGCAACGTGTCACGTTTCTTTGCTCGTTCAATGATTCTTGTCAGCTTGCTCACATAGTCCATGAGTTTGAAATTGCTCATGTGCTTGCATTGAGACGCGAAGGTTGGTTTTGCATTATTCATGTCGTTGGTTTTTTGCCTGTTTGTGGGTCGATCCATTCCCCATTCCATAACTTGCCATTGAGATACCAATCCCAATTCATTTGGCTGATACTTACACCCCGTAGTCCGTTGAGACGTTCCTTGGTTGTTCGTGTTTCCCATCCCGCATTTGTGATGAACGTTCGCCCGTTCCAAGATTCGTGCCGTGCAATTACATTGCCGTGCAACTCCAAGAGGACGAGAGACCCACCGCCAGGAGAGAACGGGGATTGAGTAAGCACGCGAACCTTTGTGTTCCCGCTTTTGAATGAACGTTGAGCCTCGAAAGCCTCAACCGCTTGTTGTGTGATTTTACGCATTGGAATTATATTTTTCATTCATTCGTTCCTTCGTTTCCTTGCAGCATCCTATCCAAGATTCCATATTGACGAACGAATATCGCCCGTTGGCTTCGTCCTCTCGCATCTTCGCGATGATTTCGTCCTCAGCTTGGATGTATTCATTGAGTCCCTTTTGAAGGCAGTCAATGACGACCATTTGAACCATAGGCCCATACTTTGAACCATAGTCCATTAGATGTGTGACGAATTCAGTATTCGTCATGTCTTTGATATTTTGCATATCACAATTTTGATTGATTAAACTAAAGAGTCAAAACCATTTAACAGTTTTAACATTTGCCATACGTGAAGGAGTCGAACCTTCGCACGTTCCCACGTGCCGACCTTTGCCGTTGGTGTGTGTCTTTTGCCGTGTTTTTACTCATGAGGGGCTCCCTCATGCATAACCCCGTGCGGGGCCGTGTATGTTAGGCCGTGCGTTTCCGCTTGGCTCGGCGTTCATCGTAGGCGCGGGCCTTCGATGCCGTAAGCATGAACTCATCGACGAGCGCGTCTGCCTTGCGTTTGGAACGTGAGGCCCGTTGGCCCCGTGACGCTCCCCACGTTTTGGTGCTATACTCCCTCCGATACCTGCCATCGTGGACGGCACGCGTTGGGTGTGGGTTTATGGTATTTAATACCTTCATATGTGTTGTTTTTATGGGGTTTTTATTTCCCCTTGATTCATACTCAAATATACGTCAGTATGTCATTACTGACACCATCTGAAATGTTAAAAAACAGGCCCGAAATGTTAAAATTGTACTTGACATAATGAGATGAGCTGACGACCAACCTCATACGAAAACAGCACCAAAACACCAAAGAAAAACAGCCAACAAATGTTAAAGCCTAAATGGGGTGACTCCATACAAAAACAAGCACGAACCACCAAAGGTATTTTGCTAATAAATGTTAACGGCCCAAAAGGGACGCTACTACATAAACGGCGGCACATATGCAAGTAATTTTTGCCAATAAATGTTAACGCAGTCCGTCCCCGTTGTAGGGTACATAATGTAAGAGCGCGAAGGTATGGGGTGATTGTTCCGAGTTGATACACAACACGTTGCAATGAGTCACATAAATGATTGCTCCAATGAGTCGGCGTATCGTGCTAATTGTCAGGCAGTTACAAAAAGCTGAAAGTTTTGCGCAATGCTATGCATTTGACATAATTTTGAGAAATGATAGTCAATTAGGCGTGCGTAGCACACCGCTACGTGATACATATAATCCCCACCCTATGTATTACTCAGCATTTTTTTTGGCTTTTCTTGATCACAGATCAAAAAACAGCTCTCCAGGTAAAAACATGTAACTTATTGGTTTGCAATGCGTTGACATACCTTATATCTAGTAAAGCTTTACTATTGACTTTTAAGAAATTTGTTTATACCTTTACGATATCGAAGCGATTGACACTTTGTTAAGACAGAAACAGCTAGTTTTTGTGTTTACACAGTGAATCTTTTCTGTTTATAACGCAAGGATAGTTGTACCATGAAGGTAAAGAAGCGAGATCCTAAGGTTGGGACGGGTAAAAAGCCCAAAGGGAGCGGCAGGAGGCTTTATACGGATGAGAACCCTAAGGATACTGTGAGTATCAAGTTTGCTACACCTGCTGATGCGCGAGCAACAGTGGCTAAAGTGAAAAGAATAAACAAACCCTTTGCAAGAAAGATTCAGATACTTACTGTTGGGGAGCAGAGGGCCGAGGTCATGGGTAAAAAAGAAGTAGCATCTATATTCAAAAGAGGCAAAGAGGCTATCAGACGATCTAGAGGTAAGTCTTAATCTTTTATATTTGCTGTATGAGAGTAAGAAAGAAGAAACTACCCAAGGCGAACTACGATCCAGGCGATAGCGCGGGTGAAAAAGAGGTAAGAGTTGACTCCAAGCTGTCTACCTCAGAAAAAGGCAAGGGTAGGAAGCGCAAGTTGCGCGAAGAGCTCAGTGAGAAGTTCACCTCAAGGGACAGAAAGACGGGTGATGTCACGAAGATGGAAACCTCTGCTAAGACAAGGGGGACGAAGGACAAGGTTAAGGAGACTCTTGAGGTAAAAGACAAGCACGGGAGGACTACTATGAAGTCTCGTCAGAAGACCAACAAGAGGGGTGTGACTCGCGAGAGAGGGTACATTGTACGTGACGGGAAGAAGGAGCGCTTTAGAGGTAAGTTCAAGGCATAACTCATGAAAAGCATCAGAAAACACAAGCCTGGATTCAGGGTAATAAAAAAATACCAGAACGGAGGTGTTGCACCCGACAACGGGCCTAAGATTTCTCAGGGAAGAGATAGAAGTTACACCGACATGGGTGTAGACCTTTTGCGGGCGTTGTCTCAGCCGTTAAATTACATGCGTGAGGTTGGCAAGGGTAACTACGTGCCTACTCAGGCAGAGTTGGAGGGAAGTGGTTTCTCTCCTTTTCAAAGTGTAGTTGCTCTCGCTAATCCTTTTGATCACATCTATGCGACGCTTGCTATGGCGGGTGTCATTGACGATCCAAACTATGACAACGAGTACAGCAGTGCCGCTCTACTCGGTCTGGTTACTGGGTCGGCTGGACAGAGAGTACCTAAGGCTTTGGAGAAGACTGTAGATCTCCTAAGAAAGGAGGGGGTAAAAACCTACAAAGATATTAGACGTGTTCTTGTAAACAATAAAGACAATGCTGTCCTCAATGAGCTCAAAGCTATAAAGGATAAAGCAATGGAGTTCTCTAAGCACGCAAGCAAAATTACTGAAAAGGCTTATGATGATGTGGCAATAAAAACAGGTATGAGTCCTTTGGGGTATGGATCCCCCGCAAAGATTGAAACTGCTGCAACAAACTATATGATTGAGTCGGATCCTGACGCTCTTTTAAAGTTTACGCCTGAAAAATTTGATGCTGGAGACTTCGACAAGCCTATGCAAAACTTTGCAGAAGAGTACCTCACTTCTTTTAGAGCGGTTAAGGCTAGTGATCAAGACGACGTAGTAAAATATCTTACAGACCCTATTGGCACTGGAAGAGGCGGGAGAAACCTTGGACCTGGATTGTATCAAGGAACCAAGACTGCCCTGCTTGGTGAATCTATGTTTGCAGATCCAAGAAAGGGTACTAGTTATGGCGATGTTTTGGGGGCGATTCGTATTGCACCAGAGATTGGCGGCCCAAGGGCCAGTGCGTCAGAAATAATCAAGGACATTCAAATAGGAGAACTTAAAGGAAGCGTTAGTGCTGACTATGATACAAGATATGCTATGCACAATGCTAGGCTATTTCCAGGCTTCACGACAAATCCTGACATTAGAGCCTCTAGATCAGGAACTGGCGTAAATCTTTTAGATTATTCACGCACACCTGAAGGAAGGGCTGAACTATTTAATAAATATATATCTGACTACTATGGTGCTCAATATAATCCATACTTCCCAAGAGGCCGCGATCTTCTTCCCGATTTCAATCAAGGAGGTAAGTTCAAAGTAAAGAAAAAAGGTCAGAAAGGGTGATTAAAAATAAGTAAGTATATTTGCCTTATGGCAACACTTACGGTAACTATAACAGAGGCAGTAACACTTAACGGTGCTTCTCGTGGATCTACAAACACTCACACAGAATCAGTAACTCAGATTGACCACAGGATTGTGAGCTGCCTTCACTCTGCAGAACAGACCGTGTTGCTTTTCGACTCTGCTGTAGCGGCTGGCACAATAAAAGATGCTACTTTAAATTACCTAAGGTTGACTAACCTTGACAGTGGAAACTTCGTTACTTTAAGAATTAGAGGTAACAACGAAGAGTATTTCGTAAAGCTTGAAGCTGGTGACAGCTTTATCTTAAATAATCAATCTATGGATGCAAATGCAGCAGGCGGGGCGTCTGTTAGTTTGGCAAACATAGATTCTATAGCAGTGCAGGCTGATACAGCAACATGTGATGTAGAAGTATTTGCAGCTGCTTAATATATATCATATGAAGCTGTCAAAAAATCTATCACTTGCCGAGGCAACAAAAAGCACAACAGCTAAACGTCTAGGTATAGATAATACACCTGATGATGAATGGATTGAAGAAAACCTTAAAGCAATTGCAAGACATGTATTTCAACCTGTTAGGGATCATTTCGGGTGTCCTATATACGTGTCGTCAGGCTATCGTGGACCTGAGCTCAACCGTGCTATCGGGGGCTCGCGCCGTAGTCAGCATATGGAAGGAAGAGCACTCGACCTTGACGCAGACGTTTTCGGAGGTTGTACAAACGCTGAGATATTCCAATACATTCGCGAGAATCTTGAGTTCGATCAGATGGTTTGGGAGTTTGGTGATGAGGACAATCCTGATTGGGTGCACGTTTCTTACGTTCACGATGGCGTTAATCGTAAAAGGTGTCTCAAAGCTTGCAGAGATAGTAAGGGCAAGACTTACTACGAAGTAATATTCGGTAAATCACTTTGATATGTTAGGATTAGGAAATACACTGACTGTCTCAAATTATATTGAAGGAATAACTCAATTAGGCATCTTCACTGGCCTGATTGTCTCTGATGAACCTGATGATGAAAACGTTCTTTTTGCTCTTGCGTTTACGGATTCCGCCATCCGTGCTGCAACGAATTTTGATGGGGTTTCATTAGGCGACAAACTTTCTGGAACCTTCACCACCACCATAACCAGGTTGGACTCTTCGAACAACCCAGTGACTGGTGCGTCAACGACAGGGGCTCTTTTTGGATACAAAGGTCCTGGCTCAAATCCAATAGTGTATCTAAGTGATCAAGATCAATCAAACTTTAACCCTGCTGAGTTCCTTTCTGAAGGCTCCGCCTTGGTAGACCTTACTACTTTTGGTGATGTCACCGACATAACGGACAACTCCGTGGATTCAAGCAACTACACAGTCTCAATTACTTTTACCGCTCCAGGATACACCACAGCCGTCGTAAATCAATTCGGCTCCTTTGTTTCTCTAGACACAGCATAATCATGGCAAGAAGAATAAAATTAGGATTTGTCGCGCACGCCGAAACAAACGGAGCGAAAGTTGCATCAAAGCCCAGCAAGGGTGACAACACAAACAACTTTACTCAAGCTACTACTTCAAAAAAGCCTACAGCTAAATCAATAGGTAATGCCCACTCTACTATCAGCCCCGCTTTGGCTAGTTTTGCCTGCGACGGATCGAACGTCATGAGCCTTGCCTCGACAGAAACGTTAGCTGCAAACAGCACATATACAATAATTTGTGCATGGACCAATGGTGACTACACTAATGATACGTGGTTGGTTAGCGGGACGTCAAACGATGCACACTGGGGTATCAAGGCTGGAGGTGCAGATGTTATATATAAAGCCGACGGAACCAAGGGTTCCGCTGCAGAAAGAGATTACCCCATAAACTCAACCGCCAACAGCACGACGTCTTACACTTTTGGATCAGATGTAGAGATGATTGCCATTGTAGTGGACGGAACAGGTATACTTGAGGCTAATATTTACAATATAGATGGCAACAAGATTGCAGATGTTGCTGCTGTAAATTCTAATGGTGTCAGCGTTGCTCTCCCGATTGATCACGTTTTGGGAAAAAGCGACGGAACGCTCGGATTAAATGGTGAGATTTTAGATATTGCGATCTACAATACGGCTCTTCCTGTCCACATCATCAAGGGGAAAGGAAACAAGTACAAGAGCTTCAAGGATTGACAATTAAGTTGAATCAAAGATTAATATGGCTAAACAAGTAAACACGTATGCACCTCCCCCTAACACGAAGCGCCCTGGAGTTCATGCAAAATCAAAGACCTCCAACCACAAAGCTTCTAAAAAGTATAAAAAGTCATACAGAGGTCAAGGACGCTGAAACATCGAGTAAAACCTCTGCACTAGAAGACGGGCTTTCTGAGTGAGAGCATACCTCACCCTGTAGTTATATTTTGTTTCATCTCTGAATAGATGATCCTCCCTCGTTTGTGAAGGTGTCATTTTATCAAAGTGTTTGTATATGTAATCTTGCTTAACTAGTTCATATACAATACGTTCGCCCATCTTCTTAGGTGAATAGTATCCATATTCTTTTGCTGCGTAATCTAAAGTCCAGAACTCTAGATCATATGCCCATAGCATAAACATAAGTTCTTTCTCAAAGATGTCGTTACTCTCGCAGAAACTTACCGTGTTGTTTCTCAGATCCTTGAGGTAGTTGTTTTTTACGTATCTTTGATTGAGCTTCGAAAAGTCTCTAAATAGCTTTTTTTTAGATACTGATTTTCTTGGCATTTAATTAAGAGGTATGAGTGAATACGAAGATATAGCAGAGGAAGGGTTTTGGTATGAAATACAAGCATTGACTTCGGCAGTGAACGAAATAGTCAATAGGTATGACATGCAAGACAGGGTTGTATCTGCCTTTGTCTTGGGAGTATTTCATCCTCTTGACGAAGAGAATAGCACTATGAAAGCTTTCTTTCAGTATGACATGAGAACTAATACTGAGCTAGAGATTATATTAGATTTTATGAAAGAGTCGTATATTGAACCAGATTCAGATGACGACCTTGACATCGACGGACTGTTAGATGGTCTAGGTATTTCTCTTAATTAATTAAAATGGACGGTCTTATTAGGAAGATTATTATTGGGAGAGATCCCAAAGATGCTATGGCATACTATATCGGTATGCGAGCAGGAGACGGAAGAGTCTCGGCTATAGTTTTAGATGATAGGCATCTATATAATCACGGTAAAACTAGATATCTAGTATACATCCAAAAATCAGACGGGCAAGTTTTGTGGAAGAGCATAGAGGATATGCCATGTATATTAGAATTTGATCTTGACTTTTGATGAAAAGTAAGGGTTTAGGAGATTCAATTGAAAAAATTACTAGAGCCACGGGGCTCAAGAAAGTTGTTGAATCCGTATCTAAGGATTGCGGATGTAAAAAACGAAAAGAAAAATTAAATACAATGTTCCCGTACAAAAATGAAAACACTTGATCTGTTTGTTGTAGAGCTAGAAAAACAGCTTAACGACACTATGACTACCGAAGGTGGTCTTGAGCTTTATGTAAATACTAGCTTTAATGAGTTTGAACATAGAGTAACTGAGGGGCCAGTAGTATCTGCACCTCTTAAACACAACACAGGAGTAGAGTCTGGAGACACCTTATATTTTCATCATCTCGTTGTGCTTAATGAGGGCCAAGCATTAACTGGACATGAAAACCATTATCTGGTTAGATACGATCCTAACCACACTATAAACAATCAAGCCATTGGATATAAGAGTTCAAAAAGTGGACACATACATCCTCTTGCTGGTTGGGCTCTTCTTGAGCCTGTAGTTCAAGATGAATTAAAAACAAAATCTGATGTTATCGAAGTTATCGAACTTAAAAAGAGCTTACCAACAAAGGGTCGTATCGCTTTTACGGCTCCTTGGGTTGAAGATCTTGGATTGAAAGCTGGGGATGTTGTTGGTTTCAAGCAAAATCGAGACTATCGTATTAAGATAGATGGCAAGGAATATTATAGAACTAGAACCGAAGATCTTTTATACGTAGAAAAATGATTGACAAAGAAGACTTGATGGAGGTGCTCGCAGAAGAAGAATGCCTTACTGCTGATGGATTTGATGACGCACTTGTTGGGTGCACATACGGTGCGAACGTAGTTGCTGTGTACGATATAGATAGAATAATAGAGATACTTGTAGAGGAGGGTATGGACTACGAAGATGCTGTAGAGCATGCAGATTTTAATATTGTTGGATCTTATGTTGGAGAGAAAACACCTATTTTTATGAGTTTTGTCGGGTAAGAAGTTTACAACTATAGAAGCTGCTAAGCGTTTGATGTCGTCAATGGAGATTGCTATAAACAATATGATTGACGAGATCAAGAAACCTGTTGACCCAGAGATCAATGGAAGCGCAAGGAAAGCTGAACTACAGTCTATCAAACAGACTGCCACAGACTGCAAAGAACTTATCGTTGAAAGACAACGGTTAGAACAGATGATCAAAGACCTTACGACAAATGGATCAATCAAAGAAGCAAAAGACTACAGCGGAGGTTTCGCTGAAAGATTCTCTAAATGACTGGAAAGAGATAGTTTGGCAATACAGTAGGAATAATTATAAATTTTGGCAAGAGTCCGATATTGATGATACTGAGGACTGATGCCTATAAAAGACCTTGAATCACGTAGAGCTTATAACAAGGCATATCAAAAAAAACATTACTCTAAAAACAAGGACTACTATAAACAAAAAGCTAAAAAGTCTAAGTCTGCACAAAGAAAGTGGAATAGAAGCTTTGTTAATAGAGTAAAGAAAATGCTGGGGTGTGTAGATTGCGGGGAATTAAACCCCGTTGTACTTGATTTTGATCACGTATGTGGTGTCAAGGTGAAGAACATAGCAGATATGGTTCATAGACCATTCTCTATAAATTCAATCAAAGCAGAGATACGTAAGTGTGATGTTCGATGTGCCAATTGTCACAGAAAAAAGACACATCAAAGAAGAAATTCTTAATCGCGAGTATCCCCTCAAGCTTATACCTTGTAGAAAGGGTAACTGGTGACATGTGGGTTCAAGTCCCACCTCGCGGACTTTCTTATATTTGTATCATGAGAGTCAAGAAAAGAGACTACAAAAAAGAATATGCCAAATACGGTAAGGGCGGTAAGGCTAAAAGATACAGGGCTGCACTCAATCGTATCAACAGACGCAAAGGCACATATGGCAATGGCGACGGTCTCGATGAAGCCCATATGGGTATTTCTGATGCAACTAAGCAACAACCTCAATCTATAAACAGGGCTAACAATAGACCTAGAAGAAGAAGAAGTCGATGAGACCTATTATTGGAAAAGAAGCAAGAGCTCGTAGAAGAAGAGGTAGGACGCAAGTTAGAGATGCTAGAACAGAGGATCTTTTAAGGATGTTGACTGAACGGGACTCTATGCCTGCTGGTTTTTTTAATCCAGATACAGGCGAGGTTGTTATGTTCCCTGGGGCAGACGATTCTGTTCTAGAACACGAGATGATTCACTCTGAGCAGTTTGGACCACTAAGAAATCTTTTAGGATTTAATCCTAGGGTTCAAGACAGGCAAACTAGAAGAGCTATTAGAGGTATAACTAATAGAATGGATACAGATGCTTTTAAAGATGCTGAAGGATTTAACCCGCTTCAGTATATGATTGAAAATCCTATTGAATTTGAAGCTATTGTTAGATCGGCAGTAACGTCTCCAGAGGCGGAGGGTTTAGATTTTCGAGGAGATTTTGATGATATATTGCAATCATTAATTAGTATTCCAAGAGACCAAAGCAATACTAATCTTAGACTTTTAGCTAGTGCAATGTCTCAAGGTAATTTTGACGACAGGCAAAAAGATTTGTTTTTAAGAGCTATTAGATCTAATTTAAATAGATGAGAATCATTTCAATTTTACTTTTAATTTCTTTTTTAGGGGCTAGCTGTAGTCCATATACATCTCCTGCACACAACAAGAGATATCAAAAGCACAAGCAACAGGGTCCCGATTTTCCTATGGGACCTCATGGAGACAAAGACTGCGGGTATTAATACATCGCATCTGTAGCTCAACTGGATAGAGCAGCACACTTCTAATGTGCAGGTTTGGGGTTCGAGTCCCTGCAGATGCACTAAATTTAATTATGTCTACGCTTGTACAGATAAAAGAATATGATGAGCCTGCTATCTCAATTTGCACCAACGGTACGAAAGGTGAAAGTATTCAACTTGGTGGGCTGGTCATTATACTTCCCGCTCAGCCTCCCAAAGAAAAAATTTATGGATATGGAAGTCCAAACGACATGCAGCTGTGGAAGAGGGTTTCTATGCCACAGGAGTTGTCTAGGATTAAGTCTATGGATGAGTGGGGGGAGATGCCAAGGGAGTTTAGACAAAAGTTTTCTCCGTATATCGAAGAAGAGTTTCGCCGTAGGCGTGAAGGTTTTTGGTTTTATAATAACGGTGTCCCTACATATATTACGGGCAGGCACTACATGATGCTTCAGTGGACCCGAATGGATATCGGGTATCCAGATTTTTTAGAGTTTCAAAGAAATATTTTCATACATTTGGCAGCGTGTGAAGCTGACCCAAGATGCATTGGTCAACTATACACGAAGTGTAGACGTAGCGGATATACAAATATCTGCTCCTCTGTGCTACTAGATGAGGCTACCCAGGTTAAGGATAAACTCCTTGGCATCCAGTCAAAGACTGGAAAGGATGCCCAAGAAAATATATTCATGAAGAAGGTCGTCTATATGTTTAGGCACTACCCCTTCTTCTTTAAACCTATTCAAGATGGTACCACTAACCCACGCATGGAGTTGGCTTTTCGCGAGCCGAGTAAGAGAATCACGAAGAAGAATAAGACTACGCAGACGGGAGAGGCTCTTAATACGGTAATTAACTGGAAGAATACCACCAACAACGCATACGACGGAGAGAAGCTGCACATATTGTATCTTGATGAGGCTGGAAAGTGGGAGAAACCTACTGATATAAGAGACGCTTGGAGGATACAGAGAACATGTCTTATAGTTGGTAGAAAGATTGTAGGCAAGGCTATGGTTGGCAGCACTGTTAACCCTATGGACAAAGGTGGTAAAGAATACAAAGACCTTTGGTCCGATTCTGATCCTACAGATAGAAACGCAAACGGAAGAACTAGAAGCGGTCTGTATCGTTTATTTATACCTGCTTATGACTCTTTGGAGGGGTTTTTTGATAATCATGGATTTGCAATCACTGAAGATCCTAATAATCCTGTTCTTGGTATTGATGGTGATAGCATTAATCAAGGATCAAAGACATACCTGAAAAATGAAAGGAATAGTTTCAAACACGATGCTTCTGAATTAAATGAGATTACTAGACAGTTTCCGTTTACAGAGGATGAAGCTTTTCGAGATAGTATAGATGGTAGCTTATTTAATATAGGTAAGATCTATGAGCAGACGCAATACAATGAAGACCTGTTCCCCAACCCCGTTGTAGTAGGTAACTTTCACTGGAAGAATGGGGAGAAGGATACTGAAGTTTTTTTTAAGCCTGATCCAAACGGTAGATTCCATGTTTCATGGATGCCTCCCGAAGAATTTAGAAACAAGAAACTCTTTGATAAAGGCAAACGTATTGCACCTAATCCTGATATAGGGGTTGGTGGGGTGGACTCTTATGATTTAGATGCCACCGTCGATGGTCGGGGCTCAAAGGGTGCCTTGCATATGTACAATAAGTTTCACATGGAGCATCCATCGAATATGTTTGTAGTCGAGTATGCTTCAAGACCTCCTTTGGCTAAAATATTTTACGAGGATGTTTTGATGGCTGCTGTATTTTACGGGTATCCCATCTTAATTGAAAACAATAAGTACGGTATTGCAAGATACTTTGAATCAAGAGGTTATGATGGTTATCTAATGGACAGACCCAAGCACCTCATGTCTACAAACTCTACTATAAAGACAAAGACAAAAGGCATACCGTCAAACTCTCAAGATGTCATACAATCTCATGCTCAAGCGATAGAGGCTTACATACATGATCACGTTGGTATACATTACGAAACAGGCAATATGGGCAACATGTATTTCAACAGGACGCTAGAGGACTGGATAGGATTTAAAATAACAGACAGAACTAAGTTTGATTTAACGATAAGTTCAGGTTTGGCACTGCTTGCTGCTCAGAAGGTTAGGGCTAAAAAGGTAGAGTCTAACTTTATAGACAAGAAGTTTTTTAGGCGTTATAAGATGTGATATATAAAAACTGTTGATTTACTATATTTGCATAAAGCATAATACCCAACATGTATAAAGAAAGCGGAACCAGGACTGGAACGAGCTTTCCCAATCCCTTGGCTTCGCCAGATCAAAAAGCATCAAAGGGTTATGGGTTGCAGTATGCAAAAGCTATCGAGGCACAGTGGGGCAGTGTAGCTGACAGACATTCAGTCTTTAGAAGAAGGCATGAGATTTTTGATAAAAATCGTAAATATGCCAACGGGACTCAGGATACTACTATCTACAAAAAGCTTCTCACTGGTCTGGATAACAATGCTTCAGACGGGACTCTTCTGAACTTAGATTTTACACCTGTCCCAATCTTACCAAAGTTTGTACGTATAGTGGCAAACAATGTGCTTTCAAAAAGTCCATACCCTAACGTAGAAGCAGTAGACCCTCTTTCCTCTTCAGAAAAGGATAAGAAAAAAAGAAGATTAGAGGCTGAGGTAAGAGCTAAAAAACAGCTTGAAATACTCAAGGAAGAATCTGGCTTGATTATTAAAAAAGATCCATCTGAGATTCCAGATAATCTTGAGGAAGCTGAGATCTTCATGGGTACTAATATCAAGACAGATGCAGAGGTTGCTGCTCAGCTTGGTATAAACCTTACGCTTACGTGGTCAGACTTTTTTGATTCGACGTTTAGAAGGTGTGTCAATGATGTCGTTACATGCGGAATGGCTGTAATTAAAAGGCATAACGATCCTAACTACGGGATATCTACTGAGTATGTAGACCCATCAAATTTTGTACACAGCTTTACTGACGATCCGTCTTTTAAAGATTTATCGTATGCGGGTCATATAAAGAAGATTACCATACAAGAGCTCAAGCGTTTAGCGGGTAGTGATCTCACCGAGGAGGATTATGAGATGATTGCTAAATCTGTATCTGGGAAGTATGGTAACAATAGTGCTAATATGCACAAGAGGAGGTACGATGAGATGTCAAAGAGAAATACTTATGACTACGATGAGTATTTAGTTGAGGTGTTAGACTTTGAGTTTAAGTCAGTTGAGTGCATGCACTTCGAGGAAAAAGAGAACCGATTTGGCAACAGCGGATTTTATTTTAAGGGGTTTCAATACAAGCCAAAGTCTGGTAGTGTATTTAAGAGAACTCCTTATAGTATGGAGATTGAGAATATCTACGAGGGTAGCTATGTTCTTAATACAAAACATCTATATGGGTATGGGAAGAAAATGAATGTTCCCAAGAATGCTCATGATATATCAAGATGTAAACTTTCTTATTCCGTAGCCGCGTCTAACCTGAGGGATATGGTCCCTAAGTCTATGGTTGATAGCTGTATCGGTTTTGCTGATATGCTTCAAATCACTCACCTGAAGCTTCAGCAGGCGATAGCAAAAGCCAAGCCAGATGGTTTGATTATTGATATCGAGGGTTTAGAAAATGTTCAGCTTGGTAAGGCTGGAGAACTTCAGCCCCTTGATCTTCATGATATCTACGAGCAGACTGGTGTCTTCTATTACAGAAGCAAAAACCCTGAAGGCGGTTTTCAAAATCCACCTATTAGAGAGATTGGTAATAGTATCAGAAATATTAATGAGCTTATTGGTCTGTATAATCATTACTTACGACTCATTAGGGATACCACAGGAATCAATGAAGTAACTGATGCGTCTACACCTAAGTCTGATGCTTTGGTGGGTGTCAGAGAGCAGGCTATTCAAGCCAGTAATAATGCTACATACGATATCACTGACGCTTCAATGACTTTATTTAAGCAGGTATGTCAGGATGTTGTAAAATGCCTTCAGGTACTTCCTATGGAGTCTGTCCTATATAAGATATATGAAAACGCTGTAGGAGAATCAAACATGGAAGTGCTGTCTTCATTTAGTGATTTGAAGATGTATAATTTTGGTGTTACTGTTGTTAAAGAGATGGAGGTTAGAGAGAAGGCTGAGATAGAACAGATGATTCAGATATCTCTTGGTCAGAAAGAAATAGATCTAGAAGATGCTATGGCTATAAGAGATCTGAAGGATATCAATCAGGCAGAAAGACTTCTTATTATTAGAAGGAAGAAAAGAAAGTCAGAGGCTATGCAACAGCAACAGCAGCTTGCCGAGCAACAACAGCAAATGGCTATGCAACAAAAACAGGTCGCCGCACAGGTAGAGGCTCAAAGACTGCAATCAGAAGCTCAGTTAGAAGCTCAAAAAGTACAATTAAAAGCTCAAAGCGAAATACAAGTGGCGGCTGCTTTGCATGAGATGAGAAAAGAGATAGAGATTATAAAGGCTCAGGCAACTCTTGGATTTAAAGAAGATGACAATCAATTTAGAGAGAAGTTAGAAATCTTCAAAGAGGATAGAAAGGATAAGAGGGTGACTAAGCAGGCTATAGAACAGAGTAAACTTATGTCTCAGAGAAAGGGAGAGAGGGGTCCTGTTCAAGACGATACTCAAGCTAACTTAATGATAAACAGATAATGTCTTCAGTAAACTTAGACGTAGCTCAAAAACTCGACATAACTTGTCGTAGGGGTGATACTTTTCGTTTGATTATAACTTTTAAGGACTCTACTGGCACCGTAATTAATGTAGGAGATATAGATGGATCTGTCCCTACATATACATTTAGCTTTGAAGTGAGAGACCTTGCAACCGATGATGTCGATAGCGCAAGACTTTCAACCAATAGCAACGCACGCAGGGACAAGGTTAGCAATGTAACTATTGAAAATGTGACATCAGACGGTTCTGATGGGAAGATTAGAATAGTTATTGATGCTGAGGAAATGTCTAAAATTGCAAGCGGTGTCTATGTATACGACTTGCAAGCAAATACTATTATTGGTGGTGCAATAGATAATGTGCAAACTTGGGTTAAAGGTTCTTTTATCGTGAATGAAGACGTAACAACAAGATTCGTATAACGATGTCTGAAGTAACAATAAACCTTCCGACAATACAAAGAATTAGTGTTGAGATTTCTGTCCCTGCTGATGCCTCTTCGACTTTTACCATGCCCTCTTTAAATGCTTCATCTGAAGTATCTTTAGAGATTACAGTATAAACTGTTGTGTCTATATTTGTCATATGCCAAGGGTGAAGAAAAGAAAGGGCAGGATGCCTAAAAAATTCTCTGTAAAAAGTGGAGATAAGTCTGCCTCTGGTGGTTTAACAGCTAAGGGTGTTAGAAGATATCGAGCAGCTAATCCTGGCAGCAAACTTAAAACCGCTGTTACGACAAAACCATCTAAACTCAAGGCTGGAAGTAAAGATGCTAAGAGACGTAAGTCTTTTTGTGCTAGGATGAAGGGGATGAAGAAAAGATTAACCAGCGCAAAGACTGCGAGAGATCCAAACTCTCGTATCAACAAGGCTCTAAGAAAATGGAACTGTTAAAAACAAAATCATGCCACAAGGACAAGGTACATACGGAAAACAAGTAGGGAGACCCCCTAAAGTAAAAAAGGGAATGAAAGTTCTCAAAAAAGGAGGAAAGGCTCCAAAGCTTTCTATATCAAACAAGAAGGTAGCTATTGATCCGCCAAAAGGACACCATTGGATGCTTGAGGATGGGAGATATTATCTCATGAAAGGAGAATACAAGCCACATCCAGGTGCTGTGCCTAAGGCAGATTTTAAATTAGTAAATCATCCCAAGAAGTAATGTCTAAAAATTTAGCACAGCAAGCGGCTATTGCTATTGCCATGAAGAAGGCTGGGAAGAAACCTAAGTCTGCTAAGAAAGGCATGAAGTTTAATCCTAAGTATACACGGGGTAGTGCTGATGTAGCTAAAAGAAAAAGACTTATGCAGCAGATTGCTGATATATACAAAAAGCATAGAGGCACTAAGGATAAAAGAAAAAAGAAAGGGTTTCCACCTGCTGTAGAAGCGCGATTAAAAAGACTTATGAACCAACGCGATAAAATCTAACAATATGTATCACAAAAAAAAGAAGGGCCTTGGAATGAAAGGCATGCGAATGGCTAAAGAAATGCCAGGCGGCGGTAAGATGCCAATGAAAATGCCAGGTGGTGGCAAAATGCACATGAAGATGCCAGGCGGCGGCAAGATGCCGATGTATATGGCTGGAGGAAAAGTATACAAAGATGGTGGTAGCCTTATGGCTGCTCTTTTGAAAGACCCGAAGCAAAGAGCTAGAGCCAAGAAAATTATGGGTATGTAATGAAAGTCAAGAAGTTTAAGAAAGGCGGGGGCATGTCTGGCCTTGACGCTGCACAAAAACAAGTGTATCGCAGAGGTCTGGCTGCTTATATGAGCTCTGGTAATAGACCCAAGGTGTCTCAGCATGCCTGGGCTATGGCGAGAGTAAAATCTGATTTTGGAAGGAAAGAGGCTGCTAAAATTAGAGCTGGTAAGAGCGGTAAGGGCAAAAAGAAATAATCACTATATTTGTGTCAAACGTAGAATGAAATGGCAACAACAGCAAGCATAACACTTACTAGTGATATTACTGGCGATGCGACAAACCTTAATACCACTGCTACCTTAACAAAGGCAGATTCTAATGTTACGGGTTTGGATCAGTTTACAGGAGTGACAACTTTGGTATTTTCTGCTGCTCAGACTGATAAAAATATTGTCGCTGCTGCAGATTATGTAGATACAACTGTTGCTCATAAAGTGTATATCAGAAATGCAAACACCTCTGGGACCAAGTTTGTGACAGTCGATATTGATTCTAGTGCAAACGAGCCCCTGGGTAGACTCTACCCTGGCGATTGGTGTTTCTTCCCATATGACGGGACGTTAGATATTGATATTGATACTAGCGATGCTGGTGTTACTGTAGAGTTTGCTGTTATTTCTCAATCAGCTGCATCATAATAAAGAACTAAAATGGCAACAACAAGAGCAACACTTACATTAAGTGCTCCAGATTTTACTGGTGGGGCTACATTTTCTGCTTCTACAACATTTTTGAAAGCAGGGTCTAGTGTTGGCTTGACTCAGTTTACTGGTATCTCAAGAGTTGAACAATCTTCTGCTACGGCAGATATATCAATTATCGACGCTAGTGCTTATGCTGACAACCAGGCTGGTAAGTTGTATTTCAAAAACACCTCTACTACTGGTGCCAATACTTTCATCTTAATGGAAGTTGGATCTAATGTAATCATTGGAAGACTTTATCCTGGTGATTGGATGCTTATCCCATTTGATGGGACAGAGAATATTAAGGCCACCACTTCAGAGAATGGTATGTCTTATGAGTTTGGAGTCTTTCACGAAGGAGCTTAAGACATGGCTACAATAACAGCATCACTTACACTAAGTAGCAACGATCTCACATCTGATGAGCTAGCTTTGTCTACTTCGGCTGTTCTTACAAAGGCAGGCACTTCTACTGGATTGACAGAAACATCAGGTCTTGCAAGAAAGACTACATCTTCCACAGCTACTGTGACTCTGTTCGACGGTTCTGAGTATACGGACAATATGGCTGGAAAGATTTATATCAAGAATCTCAGCACTACAGCTTCAGAGTTTATTACGATTATTATGAACTCAGAGGCTATTGGAAGACTTTACGCAGGTGACTGGGCTTTCTTGCCTTATGGTGCTGACGCTGATACAAATGATTTCAAATACACTCCTAGTGTAAGCTCTGCCCTTACTGTTGAATACATGCTAATGCACGAATAATGGCTACCCTTTCAGCAAGTTTAACACTATCAAGTAGTGATGTCCTTAGCTCAAACCTTAGCCTTCAGGCTCTGGTAGATCTGAATGTAGACTCTGGGTCTTTGATTAGAGCTAAAGTAAAAGGCACTGCTGCCGATACCAATGACATGATTGTCTATCTCGCTAACGACAAGAGTGAGAGGGCATATCTGTATATCAAGAATCTCGCTAGAGAGCTAGAAGATTACATTTACCTTAGAAACGAAACCGAAAGCGATTCCGCTCTCTCTGCAAAGATTGGAGGTGGTGAGTTTGCATTCATTCCCGTTGCTGTAGACAAGACTGTCGCAGTATATGCCACAAGGGTTGACACCTTGATTGAGTACGGTGTGTTTGGAAACGACAACTCTTCAGTAATCTTCGGAGGCTCAGGGACATAATAATTAAGACATGGCTGATAATAGTTCACAAGTTTCAACAGCGAATATGATGGCCTTTGGCCAGTTTGGATCTTCATTATTGGACAGTGATGGAGATAGTGTACAATTAAACGGTGGTAGCGCAACTAGATATGTTTGTGCTATTCAGTTTCTTGCAGATACTGTTTTTCAGGAGCTTCAAACGATGAACGGTGAAATTGGATCTATAAGTACAGTGACCGCTGAAAATGATCATAATCATGCTACTGATGGATTTGGTGCAGCTGCAAACGCCATAGACGTTATTAAGGGTGCTACAGCAACCACACATACATTTCCTAAGGGCGTTACAATCTATGGCAGATGGGATTTAGTTGAACTTCACAGTGGTTTATGCATCTGCTATTTTGCCCCCAGACAAAAAGGATAACAAATCAAATAATACATTATAATGGAAAATACAGTCGAAGAGATTGGCGGTATGAAGGTCTTCAGTAATCCTGAGGACCTTGCTGCATCTATGAATCAGGCGGAAACGCCACAACAGGAAACACAGTCTGAACCTCAAGTTGAAGCTCAACCTGAAGCTCAACCTGAACCGCAGACTGAGGTACAACAAGAGTCTTTTTCACAGACAGACTCGCAGCCAGAGGAAACTCAATATGTAGATCCTGAAGCTGCTCCTGAGGTCCAACAACAGGACCAACAATATACTGAAGAAGATATTGAACGTGCTGTCTATTCTTTTATTAGCGATAAGCTTGGTAGAGATATAGAAAGCATTGAAGATTTACAAGTAGAACAAACCGCTCTTGATGAGCGTATTGAGGCTATTGCCAATTTCGTTACCGATACTGGCAGAGACCCTTCTGATTGGTTTGCATATCAGTCTTTAAACCCATCCGAAATGGATGATATGACTGCTATCAGAGTCAACATGGCTGCTCAGTATGAGAACCTAGCTCCAGAAGAAATCAGTACGCTTCTTCAAAGCAAATACAAGCTTAATCCCGACGTCCATACGGAGGAAGAGATTAGGTTGTCTCAACTTCAAATGAAGATTGATGGTCAGGCTGCAAAGCAAGAGATCGAGAAAATTCGATCCGAATACGCAGCTCCTGAGATTCAAGAACAGATGGAGGAGGAGGCAGATTATTTTGATGAGGGTTGGGTTAACGACATGGTCGAAGAAACAGCTTCTTTTGATGGTTTAGAGTTTGACCTTGGGAATGGAAAAACATTCACATACGGGGTTGATGACAACTATAGAGAGCAGATGGTCAGGCATAATGTTAACATTGATTCTTATCTATCTAATTACGTCCGTGATGACGGAAGCTGGGATTATGATACATTCAACTCTCACCTGGCTGTACTCGACAACATTGACAACATCGTCGCCAACGCTTACAAGCAGGGGCTCGGTGATGGTCAAAAAGGTATTGTAGAGAAAGCTGCGAATGTTGGAGTGTCAGATCCCAATCCTAACACAGGACAACCCAATGTTTCCCCTGTTGTCGAACAACTTAAAAACATTATAGGCACAGGGAATACAATGACTTTTAAAATATAAAAACTAAAGAATTATGGCTACTATTTCACAGACAGGTCCTAGCGGAGATGCTAGTGGCGCAACTGGGAACAAGATGGTTGCTTCTCCTGAGAAGTACACTACTATTGGTACCCTTTTGGAGCACAACGCTCCCGACAACAGAGATCTGTTGATCAAAACTTTCGGTGATCAAGGTATCACTGGTTTTCTGAAGCTCACTGGAGCTGTTAAAAATGGCGGTACTGCCGACCAAGTTCAGTACTGGGAAGAAGAGCGTAGACACAAGTTGCAGAGTTGGTCCGCTGCTTCTGATACAGGTGCTGACGGTCTCGCAATTGTTGATGTTGGTGACGACGCTGATGTGGTTGTTCGCTCTGGTGATGTTGTGATGGACGCCTCTACTGGCACTCGCTGGAGAGTTTTGTCCACAAACATTGCTGGCGACTTTGTCGCTCCAGAGACTGCTGTTAGTGGCACTGCTGGCTTTCTGAAGTTGGCTGCTCTTGATGGCAATACTACTCAGACTGCACTTGCGACTAGTGGTACCTTTATCGCTGTTGGTAACATCTACGATCAAGGCACTGAGCAGCCCTCACGTTTTGTTGAGACTTCTCCAACCTTGCGTACCAACCCTTATATGATCATCAAGGATGTATACAAGGTGAATGGTTCTCAGGCAACGAACATTGGTTGGGTCAACCTTGGAGGTGACTACAGATGGTTCATGCACGGTGAGCAGGAGACTCGTGCTCGCTTCATGGACAAGCGTGAGATGATGATGCTCTTCGCAAACAAGGCTGATGGAACCTCAAACTTGAATATCAACACTGGAACTAACGACACGATCACTGGTGTTGCTGGTTCTGAAGGTTACTTCGAGGCTGTTGAGACCAGAGGTATCGTTTCTAGCGGTGGTAACGCAAACCCAATTGACTCTTTTGCTGAGCTTGATGATATCATCATCGAACTCGATAAGCAGGGAGCTCCTGCGGAGTATGCTTGCTACTTGAACAGAAAGCAAGACTTGGCGTTTGACGACATGTTGGCTTCTGGTGTCTCTACTGGCGTTACAGCTGGTTTGGCTGGTCAGTTTGGTGCATTCCAAAACTCTCCAGACCTCGCTGTTCAGCTTGGCTTTAAGAGCTTCACCAGAGGTGGTTACACGTTCCACAAGCACGACTGGAAGTTGTTGAACGATCCTACGTTGCTCGGAGCTTCTACTCAATACATGGGTGCTATGGTCCCAATGACTCAGGTTACTGATCCACGTACAGGAACTAAGGCTCCTGCTTTGGAGATGAACTACAAAGAGTCAAACGGATACTCTCGTGAGCTTGAGCACTGGGTTCGCGGTGGTGGTGTTCTCGGACACACTAACATCACTGAGGACGTTGCAGAGTTCCACTACCGTTCTGAGATTAACTTGATTACTCGTGCTCCAAACCAGCACGTTGCACTCAAGGGTTAATTTTTAAAAACTATAATTATGGATAGATATTGTTTTTTTATGAACTCAACCTCAGATGCTATTTTGCTTCCAGTAAATAACATCTTGGGTATTGATGCAACAGCTGCTGACGCTCTTAGCATTACTTTTAAGGAAATTGGTGGGGCTGCTGATGAGGCTTCCGTCGCTCTTAACATTACTAGTGGTAAAGCTAAGGAAGTCATGAATGCTATTGTTGATGAAATTTCTTTTTCTAGAAATCCGTTTGTTGTAATTGCTGATGATGTAAACTCTGTTTATGTTCATCCAGATCTTACTACATGTGGCACTATTACTCCTTAATGTAGGAGATTGTTAAAATGGTTATATTGGAGAGGAGGTTAAAACCTCCCTCCTTTATAACAGAAAATAAAAAGCATGAAGTTTATTCACTCCAACTACAATGCAGCTGCTGCTGATGGTAGTATTCAAAATGACTTTAATACTATTTCGCCTACTAGCACCTTTCTTGGATGTGATGTAAGCGAAGATGATGCGTCTAGAAAAATATTGGCTCTTCACTTTAAAGATCATGCTGGCAGTATTTCTGCTGATTCGTCTGAGATTTTATTTTTAGAAGTAAATGACAGCAAAGTAAAAGAAGCATTGACTGATATTTCTCGTTTTTTTAGCAATTCAAAAGGATCATTTTTAGACATAGCAGATGCTGCGTTTATAAATAAAAAAGTTTCTCCACATATTGTAGGAATCGCGCCAGCTCCGTTTACTGTTACTGCAGTAAACTCTGGGGGCGCTACAATTACTACAATTGCAAAAACTGGAACTTTTCGTTTTGATTTAGCCTCTGCTAATTCAGATCTTGATTCTAGTGCAGAGGTCGGAACTACCTGTCAATTTTCTTTAAGCCTGGTCGGAAGCGGCACTGGTGATGACCAGACTTTTACTAGGTCTTCTGCAATTAGCGGAAACGAAGCCGATGGTACAACTTTAATATCTACAGCTAGTGGGAACGCAACCAATGTAGCAGATCTTAGTGATTTTGATCCAGATAATGGTGGGTCGGACGATCTAAAGGCTACTGTTACGTTGACGACTCCTGGTGGTGGAAGCCGATCAGTATCAACAACTATCGACTTTACCGATTCGTAAATATTAAATAACGTATTAGGAATTAGGCCCTATGGGGCCTTTTTCTTTTTTACTATATTTGTAACAGTTAAATTTTTAATTCAATAGATATGTCTGAACAGACAACCAAGAGGCGTGCAGGCCGCCCTAAAAAAGTCGTGCAAGAAACCGCTGTTGCAGAAGCTCCAGTAGTAAAGGCAGAGGTCAAACCACAGCCCCCTAAGCCTTCTCGAAAGCCTATCTTGAGAAAGACTAACGTAGATAGAGACGTTGTCTACACTATCCCAAAGCTCGGTGGTATTGTATATATGATCAAGCAAAAAGGGGTCACTGTCTATGACTCAAATACAGACACAGTTAGAGCTATGAGGTACTGCCCCAACGAGCCTTCTATCTGGGTTGATGAGCAAAGTGATAATGCCAAGAAAGAAGCTGTAGTATTCAGGGATGGTGCTCTTACGGTGCCTAAAGAAAAGCCCAATCTTAGAATTTTTTTAGAAAAGCACCCAGACAACTTTGCCAACGGGGGCAAGATTTTTAAGTTGCTCGACCCAACCACGGATGCTCAGAAAAGGCTTGAAAAAGAGTTTAAGCAATCAGAGGCTGTTAGTATGGTTAGAGACAAGGATATTAATGATCTTCTTCCCGTCGCTATCTATTATGGAATCAACATAGACAGACCTACAGCAGATATTAGATATGAGCTATTGAACTTAGCTAAGAAGAATCCTAAAGATTTTATTAGTTCGTTTGATTCCCCTCAGGTTGTAGCTAGAAGCATAGTAAAGCAAGCTGCCGATTATCAGATTATCAAAGTCAAAGCAGACGGTGTCTACTGGTTCGATTCTAACGGATTGATTGTGTCTGTTCCTGTTGGGGCTAACCCAGACGATGTGATGACTCGTTTCTGTCTTACAGAGAAGGGTGCAAGCGTTTTGTCTACTCTAGAAGAAAGACTCAATAAGCTAGCTTGATAGCCCGCTTTACCGCATAGATAGAGGCCAGCCTAGTGCTGGCCTTTTTCGTATATTTGTTTTCAAACGATTAGAAATGATAAGTATACAATCAGTATATGAATCAGTTAAGGACTTAGCTAACAAAGACCAGAAAGGCTTTGTAACTCCAGAGATTTTTAATTCTTTCGCTAAGATCGCCCAGCTGAATATATACTATGAGATGTTTGGTGATTTGCCTGAGGGCAACAAAGCTCGTCGGATGAATGTAGACCCATCTAGGAATCTTTCTATCGTTAATAGGTCAAAAGGTGACTTGTCTACATTTATAGAAAGAGTTCGGTTAGATAACCCTACACAGAAGCCAAACGATTTTCATAGCGTTATATCTGTTGTAGATATGACTTCATCTCTAAACACATCGGAAGCTACTCCATGTCACTTGCTTTACGATGAAGACAAGATTCAACACATTTTAAATAGCAATATAAGCGCACCGTCTACTGATTTCCCTGTGGCTCTTATATCTAGTGATATCGAGGTGTTCCCAACAGACACTGTTAGGAAGATACAATTGTCATATTACAGATCTCCATTGACACCATCTTATCAGGTCTTCTTACAGACTGGAGGTATAGAAGTATTTAATCCTTCAGCCTCTCAGGACTTTGAGCTCCCATATCATTACGAGCAAGATCTTGTGTATGAGATAGCTAAGATGATTGGATTGAATATAAGAGATCAGCAAGTAGAGGTGTTTGGTAGAAATGAAGATAATCAATCATAATGGCTAGGAATACAGTAAGCATCAGCACAATAGTAAATGACTTTATCATCTTAAATGAGGAGAACGATTATACTACTCATGCCAGTGATGTCTCTATAAAGAATTTTGCTCTTCGTGGGATAAGAGATATGGGGTTTGATTTCTCTAGAAGGATTAAGTCCATCAAGCTACCTATGAATACAACAAATAATACTGTAGAGTTGCCAGACGATTTCGTCGGACTCAATAAGATTGGTATCGTTGGATCTGATGGTAAGGTGTACGTTTTCAGTGAAAACAACAACATCAACTACTCCATGACGTATGTTGACAGCAGTGATAATTCTACTACTGATTCAAGTTCTGCAGTGGATTCTGACAACGATGGTGTTTTTGATAGAGTGGATTCCAAGACAACTACTTCGGGAACTGAAATCTCATCTGATTCAGACTACGCTACCTATGTGTTTTCTAACTACATATATGGAGACAACCAGGGGCAGCTTTATGGTATTGGCGGTGGACATAAGTTAGGTCAGTACAGGTTAAACCTTGATCAGAATAGGATAGAGCTTGATACAAAGAGCTCTTATACTGAGTTTGTTATAGAGTATGTTGCTGACGAGGCTAGGGCCAAGAATCCTAGTGTGCATGTGTTTCAAGAAGAAGCTCTGATGGCTTATATATACTACAGGCTTGTAGAAAGAAAGTCTAACGTGCCTTTGTCTGAGAAGCAAAGAGCGAGAGCTGAATATTATAACGAGAGGAGAAAAGCAAACGCTAGGCTCAGCACCTTTACTAAAGAGGAAGCTTTGCAGGTTACTAGAAAGAACTTCAAGCTATCTACTAAGGTATGATCACTCGACTTACACCAAAAGTTTTAAACTCAGACTCAGACGAGACACTTCTTAAGCCTAATGAGATGATGGATGCTATAAACATCCAACTCAGTGGCAAACAAGAGGCAGATTCTGGTATCGTAAAACATACCATGAGCAACGCTGTAGTCAGTCTTAGCGAGAGTATAACTCAATATTCTGATGGGAAGAATACTGTTATTGGCACTGTCTCTGATGAAAATTTAGGCGTAATATTCTTTTTCGTTCATAACGATGCAGGTAATCATGGGATATACGCTTACAGTACAAAGACTAAAACACATAGGCTAATCTTCAAAGGTTCTATTCTAAATTTTGAGGAGAACGGATTTGTAAAAGGTGATTTGATAAGAATAAAAAGAAAGCCTCAAGATGAGGAGTTGTCACTTGTAACCCCAAGTGATGATGACCCAGGTGGTGATGACAATACTCCAATAACTGACGGTGGTGATGAGGACCTATTTGAAGAAGAACAAATAGATACTGTAGCTCAATTTTTCTATTATGAAAGAGACTTCTCTCTGTTGGCTGAAACAGCGAGAATATCTGTACCCGCTGGTCAGAATAACGAAACTGAATCTATATGGTCTGGCGATTCGGTGCCTATTGCAATAAGAGTGGAGTTAGAGATATCTAACGACAACATACCGCACCTTGGTGCATTCTATCCAGAAGCTGGTGATATTGAGAGTGAACTTAATATACAAGCATTTAACAATCCCTCTAGTTTTAATGCAGCTGCATTTGATCTTACTAATACTTTAAACGACACATCTGATATCTCAGAAATACAAAGTCAATTTGATGATTACGCTAATATTGATAGCTCTCTTAGAAGCTGGATAAGAAATGGTGCTTTTCAGGTTAACCTTCACCCTGACGCTGTAAATGATCCATTCACTTCAATAAAAGTTACTCTTCGTGTATTAAACACTGATACATTTGATGTAGATAAAGCTGCTATAGTTTCGCTTTCATCACCTATTTCTGTTTGGCCTAGCAATAGAGAAGCCCCAACTAATGTGTTTACTTATGGAGCGGATGATTTAACTAGTCAATTACTGGGAGATACATCAGACATTACAACTCTTGCTTTTGGCCACGACACTGATTCAAATAGTGTGATTGTGACATCAGCTTATTATTCAACTAGCGCAGCTTCCATCGTCGGTGGAAGTATAATACCTGACCTGCTTTCTGGTTTGAGTTATGATAATGATGAAGGGGGTGCATATCACGATTTTTCTTCCCTTGTATATAGCAATAGTTCTGGAAGCAATACTATGGGGGAGCGTAGTGTTATGTGTAAGATAAAGATAGATTATTCTCAAACTGAAGATTGGATTGAATACAAAAGCTCTTGGCAACAGTTGTTTGATTTTTTAAATCAAAGTGATGACGTATCCGATGATTTGAATCGCGAAGGTGAAAGAGATGAGACATGTGATGGTTATGAACAACCTACTTGTGATGGCTGGAGTGGAGATACAAGTATCACCGACCCGTACCAGGCTGCTTTAGCTGCTTGGCAGCGTGTTCAGGAATTAAACTTAGAATACGACTGTAATATTACTTTTATAAATCCATTTCCCTGTCCTAATGGGGCGTCTATAGATATCGCTGAATTTAAGCCTGGGTTCTTTGTAAGAAATGGCAATGGTATATCTACTCTTGCTCCTCCTATTAGCTCAATAGGAGCTCCCGATTTAAATGCAGCTTTAAACGGTGAAATTGAGTTGGTGAATCCTGAAACTTATGCTACGGGGGTATTTGAATTTTTAATTCCTGTACAGGTAAGTGGTCCAGGATATCTATATAAAGAAAATATTGGATTAGCAATTATAAATCGTGACGAATGGAGTGGTTTAAATACAAATAGTCTAGGATTTGGTCAAGCTGAATCTCTAGAAAATAATCCAGGAGAGATGTCGTTAAGTATAGATTCACAACGCTTTCACGATATGGATACTAGCGGAGAGATTATTCAAGATTTTCCAGGAGGCATCCCTATAACATACTCCCCTAGAATTATTAGAGCAAGGACTGTGTCTAAAGCTGGTAACAATTCTAATTCTATAGCAAAAGCTGTGTATGATAATCTTACCTCTAGTGTGTCTCCAACCTTTATTCAAAATTGGACTAATGGAATTGTAACTCTCATTAGCGGTTCAGGATATGAGAGTTTTACACAAGAGGTTTTTGATATCAATGGAAACGGTGTTTTAGATATCTCTCAAGAGCTTGAGGGACACCCATCTACTTGGCCTGAGCAAATAAATGCAGGCCTATGTTATGGCTCTTTGTTCTCTTGCAATAATATTAAAAGAATTGCTGCTTCTGAAGTTGCACAAGATGCAGATTCTGTAGTAAGTGAAACTTCTACTAAAGAACCCCGTGACTCTTCTATCACTTCTGTAGATGGTGATACAACATCTAATAGAGAATCAACGCCTCAAGATTCAGGATTTACCACTGCAAGTCAAGCTGCTAAGACATCACAAACAAAACAAACTAAAGGGTACTGATGGCATACGATGTTACAAAAGACGTTCATCCATTTGTTGGATCTGATTCAGAGGTTGATTTTGTCTTGTTTTTTACAGACAATAAAAACGAACCGAAAAAGATTAATATCAGAAGGTGCATAGAGGGTGATACAAGTTTTACTGGTAATGCTTTAGGTTATAGTGGTGAAGACTTGAAAGACTTCGTAATGGCTTGTCCTAAGACGCCAACCTCTACCATACAATTTGATTTTCAGTTCGACCCTACAAGAGGAGAAAGTAATTTTAAGAATACTAATGGTATACAGTTTGCATATCAAAACGTATACATAGATGGCTTTTTAAGTTCTATTTCTGGTTATTCGGAGGTAGCATATCCAGACGCTATAGAACGCCTTGGTGCTCAATCTATTTCTCAAATAAACGTAGAAAATATTTGCAACCTATCAATCCCAAGAGGATCCAATGAGGTCTCTAGGGTTAGGATTCTTTTTAGAGAAGGTCAAGAAAATGCTTGGCAGATAATAGATGAGGTTAGTGCCAAAGTAAATCAGGACAATGAGAACTTCTTTTTTAATGAAGCTAATGATGAATCAAATACAGATACACCTTTAGGGTTTTACACTTTCTATAATGATAAGGTTTACCCTATAGTATCTAATGACATATCTCAAAAGAACTTTGATAACCTGCCTAAAAAAGCCGAAGCTCAAGCTGTAGCGGATAACAGGCTTATGTATGGTAATTACATTGATGGGTTTGATCCAGTAATATGCAGGTCACAAGGTAGTGTTGTATTTAGAGAGAGACCGAAAGATTTAATTGATGCCACTCTAGAGGTAAAAACTACATTTATTTTTAATGAAGAAGCTGTTTCGGGACCACGTAGGCACGGAGCCTCTTGTGCTTTTAAAATAGATTCTAGCGGTTTGCCAGACGTTATACCTGCTGGTAACTATAATTTGACTATAAACTTTAGGGCAGAAAAGAACATACACCTATATGTAGCAGGTAACAAATACTACGGCACTACCCTTGTAGAAAGAGACCAGGGTTTAACTTTTGAAGATTCAGATGTTAATGGTTCTTTTTTGCAGAACGGTATAAGTGATTTTAATGATCCATCAATACTAAACGCAGAAGGTCCAAAAGATATAGCCGATTCTAGAACTTTGTCTTTTAGAGGCTCTTTAGCAGGAACAGGTCAACGCCCAGGAGTATTGTCGGGGAAATTAAAAGGTAGGGTGTATGATCAAAACTCAGATACAAATCTTCCATCTTCAGGTGTTTCTTTTACTATTGGTTCTAGCGCTGCAAATCCTTTAATAGTACCTTTCGCCTCTGCGTCTATAAACATAGTTTTCAGTGTCGATACTGATGACCTGAGTGCTGATGATCTGGGTCTTAATATTTCAAAAATACTTACTGGAGATGATTCAGGCCCTATAGGTATGTCAATTATAGAAGCTCCTGGGGTAGAAAACATAGGTGATCCTGTCGTGCTCGATCACAATATTGTCACTGGTATTGAATCTGGAGATAGGATAGCTCAAACAGACCTTAACTCTCAGCTTATAAGTTGTGTCGTTGATAGATTTGGAAACAGAAATCATCCTCTTGCATTTGTTATCCTTAAATCAGGTAATGTAAAATTCTCTTTTGAATCAGTAAGTGACGCAAACACTGGGGTTCTGTTTTTTAATAGTCAGGGAGAAACTAACCCTCAAACGTCTAGCGTTCGTTTTGTTAGAATGATCGTTGATGAGTTGAATATCACCAAAGAAGATTTCGTCACTTGTTTGCCAAGGCCCGTAAAGGGTAGGGGTCATATAAGATTAAACACTAATGTATCACCATCAATAGCAATATCTGACTCTACGGAAACGCTATGGGGGTTGACTAATTTCGGAGTTAATACTGTAGCAAAAATAGTTTGGCCTATGGTGCCTCTTGATTTAGGTCCTGGAGCTACTATGCCAGCTTTTCACAGACAAAAGGATGGAAGCCCAGTAAATATATCTACTATTGGACCCATAGGTGATGGCGGTGCTAACTTTCCTAGTGGCTTCGGTTCAACATCTCTTAGCGGTAGATCTATTATCCCAGCGCCTATAGCAGAATGGTTTGTATTTAATCAGGCAGCAATAAACAATAATAATCCAGCTACAGGCACTCGTGTTATAGATTATTATTCTTTAGATATACCGTCTTTAAATTCTAACGAAGAAACAGATTTATTAGCTGAAATACAGGGGCCGTCAGTAGTAGAAGGTATTGGTTTACCATACACTTATGACAACGTTGTTCAATTCTTGATGCCATCCGAAGCTGGTGGTGTTTCAACTTCATTCTCTAACTGTTGGCAGGGGTTTGTAGACAGCATTTCTATTGCTTTCGGTCTTTCTCCTACGGCGGGTGGGGCCTTGAATTTTTTTAGCGCGGATGTAAGTGTTGTCGATGGCGCTGCTGGTCCAGGTGGAGCTGGTGTTGATGGCGCTTCTGACGATCAGAAGTTTAGCTTTGAGCTAGGGGAGAGATATAGAATCGCACAGACTGGTAATATAAATAATCAGCTAGAATTTACTGGACCTAATGTTGCGTGTTCTAACAAGTATGGTTCTGTATGGTCTAGTACGTTAGTAGGGTTGGTGGACAACATGCCTTATCTGACATTTAAGGGCGAGTATCTATTTCAAGGAGATACCATTCCAGCTTATAGCATCTATAGTGCAAATGAAAGTACACCTAATATAGACAGAAAGGTTGGTATTGAAGATTTAAAGTCTGCCCCTTTCAACTCTTTAGGTTCTATCCTTCAGACAGGCACTATGGGATCATCAATAGGCTCTTTTAAAACAAGAGATACTCATGATTTTGGAATGGTGTATTACGACCAAAGGGGCAGGGCTTCTACGGTATTCCCTATTGAAAGTGTTTACGTCCCTGGCTATTCAGATGAAGAAAGAAATCTTCCAGGGGCTACAAAAGGTCCAGTATCTATACGTCAAAAACTCTTGCATCCGCCACCAAGTTGGGCAGAGAGATATAAGATAGTGTACTCCCCTGCTTCTAAGATCAGCAGATTTATTCAGTATTCCTCTGGTGGTGCGTTTATTAATGAAAATCAACCTACTGGCGCGGAGGATAAGATATACGTATCGCTGAACTACTTACAAAGGAAAAGCATATCTTACAGCAATGCTTACGGGGCTCGCGATCAAGATACTGGTGAGACTACGCTTTATAGATTTACACCTGGCGACAAGCTAAGGGTTTTGAGCTACTACGATGATGAAACCTCTAGGGTATGGGCTGATGATGTAGCGGTCTTTGATGTTGTTGGTCAAGAGGAATTTTTAAAAGATCAAGATGAGCACCCTTTTCTTGATGAGGCAGATGTCACTGAAAATCTTAATGCAGAGACGCAGAATCCAATTTTGAGAAGGACAGGGTCGTTTGTGGTTCTAAGAAACAACAGAGAAGCAAACGGATTTACCGCTCTTGATATAAGGGCTGGCACAGACAAGTGGGGAAATAGATGTGTGTTTGAAATTACAAGCTATAAAAACGATCTGTCTGATGAGCTTCAGGCTTACTACGAAACTCCATATGGGGGGACTGTGTCTTTTAACCCTGCCGCAGGAAGGTATCAGCATTCCAACACAAATATTGTCATTGAGTATGGCGATGTATTCTTCAGAGGCTTGCCTGTAAACTTCCAACTTTTTAATTCTGATAGCAATCAATTTGAAGACTTAATTAAGTTTGACAATGATTTAGCGGGAGCTTCATCTCAGTCGAACTTCCTTAACTATTATCTAGAAAGTAACTCTGTAACAGACCTATACAGGTCTCAATCTAAGGGTTATGGCAAGATGCATTTCTACAATCCTGATGCAGAAGAGAGAAGACACGAGGCGTCTATCACATTCTCTGAAAAGACAAACGTACAGTCTGGTAATATCTTTTACACTTTCTTCTCTCCATTAGATATTAACTTCTTTGATTTGGACATAGACTATGGTGCCATAAACTATATAGTCTCTATAGGCAACGAGATGGTATCAATGCAAGAATCTAAGTGTTCTTTATTGCAAGTTGCCAAGTCTATGACAACTAAGGCTGATGGCACAGACGATTTGGTTAGTAGCGCCAGGGTTTTAAGTTCACCAAGATATTTTGTTGACGATGTAGGCACCGCTGGTCATGCAGAGTCGGTTGTGGTAGCAAATGACAACGTTTATTTTTCAGATAGGAATAGCTTTTCAGTGGTTTCAATATCACCTACAGGGTCTATGAAGATTCTATCTGATCAAAATATGATTGAATTTTTTGATAAAGTATTTATTCAGGTAAATAGTGCTATAACGTCTGGTAATCAAGAAGTTAGAAACTCTAAATGTAGGATCATCGGCGGTTATGACCCCGTTAATGATCAATTTTTAGTTACTATCAAAACACCTGACTCGTCACATTTTGACTCTTCATCTGAAGCTCCTGAGTTAACTACACCAGGCGTCAACCTACCTTCTGTTGCGCTTTTAAGTAATAATGCTCCAGTAACTATAGCTTACGATGCTGCTTCTGAAACGGGTTGGATTACTAGATATTCTTTTTTGCCCACTTGTTATGGACATGTAGCTAAAGACTTTGTTAGTTACAAGATTTCAGAAGGAACTTCGAATGATGTTTTGTACAGACACAACGTATCGAATCTTACTTTTTCTAAATTTTATGATAGAGCATTTTTGTCTCAATTGCGATCTGTATTTAATGTGGATCTATTTAAGAGCAAGAATTTTAATACCATATCTATTGAGCCATCTCACGATTTTTCTGTGGCTTGTCGTCTTACGACAAAAAATGAGTCAACAAATATTAATAGATGGAAAGTATACGAAGACACGGAATATTCAGAGATAGGTAGATCTTCAATAGAAGCTAGCTCACAGTACGTTTCGATAGGTCTTATAAATGGTTTGGTAGTTACAGATCCTGTTGGAAAGTTTACAGATGTCAAAGGCAATATTGTAGATGAAAATTTTGATGTAGCTGGATCTGAAGCTTTATGCGTAGACATTAAGTTTAAAAACAATATATCACAGATTGCATTCAATCTAAATTCTTATGAAAGTGCTTTTGATTCAACAAAAATTACTAGTGAAACTGTATCTCTGAATACAAGGTTTCCTACAGGCACTCAAGACTTTCAACGCTCTCTTGGGTTTGAAAATATTTATCTTATCCCGCATAAGATTTTAAGCAGCAATACAATTCGATTTATTGCTAGAAATAATGGGGTAGATTTATTTGGCAGTTCTATTTTAGATCTACAAGAATATCAAGCAATAGCTTCAATTGAAGGTATCACTGTTCTACAAGCAATCATTGAAAATCATCCTAACGTTTCAAGCAATTCACTGTTAGTTGTAAAATCTAATCCATCTATTTATGGAGATAAATTAAGAGATAAGTTTGCCATATTAGATTTGACGTATAACGGGAATATTTTAGATGCCTCTGTGTCTAATAGAAAAAAACCATATGCACTTGAAATATCAGCTGTGTCTGTTGATGTGACAGAATCGGAGTTTACCTAATTGTTCTTATAATTACTATCTTTGTCGATATGGAAGTATTTAACGTTATTATAAGCTTATTTGAGCATCTTGACGGTGTTTCCTATGCTTTAGCCCCTTTTCTTTTAACTGCTATTTCAGGTTTGCCTGGTATGATCCAGCAGATGGGTGCCGCTACCGATATGGAGCGTCAAGGACGAATGGATGAAGCTAGAGGACAAGCCGATGCTAGAAGAGGGAGAGCTATGCTTGAAAGAGCCCGTAGGGGTGAACTTGAGTTTGCACCTAAAAGGCAGAAGTTTTCTAAGTATTTCACAGACGCATACGAAGACAGTCTTAGTCGAGCAGGTGAAGCTGCTTCTGCAGAGGCTAGAGAGCAGGCTTTAGCTACTTCTGCTACAGGAACTATGGACCCTAGAGTTAGAATGGCACTTATGTCAAAGTCTGGTGCTATGGGTGATATGGCTAGAAAAGATGCTCTTGCTGGTTTAACTCAGCGCAGAAGTGCAGCGAAGGCTTTAGGGCGTGTCGCCACTGATACTGAGACATCAAATGTAGATGCTTTCAATGAGCAGATGCAAGCTGAAATAGAAAGAGGTCAGGCATTTGAAAGAGTTGGAGAATTAAATGCTAGACGTGGTAGAGATGCTCAAAGGCTTGCACAAAGTGCTAGAAGACAAGCTTTGACAGGCTTCCTTATGGACACTGCAGCAAGCGGACTTACTGGAGCTTTGACTGGAAAGAAAGACATCCCTGGCACTGACTCAGAGGAAATGCTTACCCCAAATGAAAACGACTTAAGCACTCTTGGTCTTTCTCCTGCTGGTGGAAGTGGTATGGGAGGTGTAATGCTAGAAGAAAATTTTGACCCACTTGCGGGTTTAGCCAATGGTGGCAGAATAAGAAAATACGAGCATGGTGGTGAATTAAATACTATAGATAGATTAAACAGAATGATGGCCGTTATAAGAGGAAATAGTCAATCTTCCTTGCTTGACCCTATGTCTGTCTATATGGATAGAATTAAAAAGACTCCATACACGAAATTTGATGTGCTTGCTGACGATGACAATTTGAAAAAGATCATAGAACAAGCCATTGCGGATTATAACAAGCGGCAAGAGGAAGAAAAAGCTGCTGCAAAAACTGAAGAAGCTCCAGACAAAGAAGAGGCTCCAGACACAGAAGAGGCTCCAGACACAGAGGAGGCTCCAGAAACTGAAGAAACTGAAGAAGTTGAAGAAACTGAAGAGGGTGCTATGGGCATGAAGTATATGGGGGAAGAGGGCTTCAAGACTGAGGGTGAGTTCAACCATGACACCAACAAAAAGGCGGTTATCGACGAAGAGGACGGGACAAAGGAGGCAGAGCTTACTGGAGGTGAGCTTGTCTTCAATCCTAAGCAGGCAGATACAATGGAGAAGCTGATAGAAGATAACAACCCCAAGGGTCTGTTGAAGTTTTTGAAGAATCTTTTGTCTAAACCTCAATTCAAAGACTGATGGCCATTGATTACTCGTCATTGAACGGAGTTTTTTCTTCTGGTTCTACAGTAGACCCTATAGCTGAGTATAAAAAACGTATTGAAGGTTTTAAGACAAGATCTTTAGACCAGCAAACGTTGGCCAAGAGGTTACTGCAAGAGCAGCAAAGACAGCAAAAGCAGGCTACCATAGATATTCACGGTGAGCAGCTAGGTCAGGTGTATGACGCACACAGAGACGCCATCAACATGTATCGAGATTTTATTGAATCTACATTTGATAGCGGTGCTTACGATAGAGATCCTGGTAGATACGAAAACGATGTTGCCAACTTGAGCAACATGATTAAGTCTGCGAAACAGCATTATCAAGATACATATGGTAACGCCTCTGCCAAAGGACAAGGTAACACCTACATGGACATCATGATAAGAGATGCTGAGGGTGGGGCTGAAGACTTTTATTTAGATCAAGATCTAGAGCTTCAAAATGACGAATACCTTGGCGCCCAACAAACTCTATCTTACTTGAATACTGGCGGATATGACCCTAAAACGATAAGGATAGACACCGACGGTAATGTAGTGGCAAAGCCTATTGATATGGCAAATGGAGCGAGATCAGAGCAGGAGATACCGATCTTCGACATGCCTCACATAAATCTTGGCTCAAACATACTCATGGCGAATGTCAAGCCAGCTCAGTCTATCCCCTTGGAAGACTTTGCTAGAACCGATGATGTTTACAACTGGATTAAGACTAGGACAGGCAAATGGAATGAAGAAGATGCTGGCGCGTATTGGGATACTCACATTGACAGGACAGGTAAGGATGGTGTTGATTTTAGAAGAATGATTTTTGATACGCTAGCTAAAGATATTGGTACAAGTTCAGAAGTAAAAAACTCATACATTCAAACTGGGTTAGCTCCAGAGGGTTATGAGTCTGATGTAGCAAGGCTCAACGAAGAGGGGAGAAAAGTCTTTATACTTAACTCTGAACGCTACGAACAGGCCCAAACAACTAGAACTACCGACACGAGGACGGCAGACCAAAAGAATCGAGCTGACAGGCAGGCTAGGGCTGTTGCGGACTTGAGCCCGACCAGACTTTCAGACGCTATCAATATTGGAAGTAATAACTATGAGCAGTTGATAAACAACAACGCTCAGAATGACGATGGTGTGGTTACACCTTCTGAATTTTTGAAAAAACAAAACGAAAGCACTGCTGAACAAACAGTTAACGATATTCTGTTTGCTCTCAAAAATGCTGCTTTGGACGCGGACGATGAAGCGCTCGCTAACATCTTTGAGAAGGTTGAAGTTGAACAAGTCTTTACTCCAAATCCATTCAAAAACGTCATTAAGATTACGAGCAAGAATACATCACAGAGTACAGGTAATGTTGATTTGAGCGTTGAATCGAATAGAGTCGCGGCTTACAACTTCTTGATGGGTCTCATCCCAACTACGACTGCGGTAGAGCTTCCTGACGATCCAACTCGTTTTGAGTACACCCTGTCTGAATTCAAGTCTCAGGGCAAAACTATTCGTATAGACGACCCAGAAAACCCAGGCACTAAGATAGATGTCAACCCAGTTGACTTTGCCTTCTGGCCAGACGGAACTATAGCTCTGAAGAACGTGATAAGACCGCTCAAGGAGGGTAAGACGGGCTCTACTGTCGGAGGGCAAACCATCCCTCTTGTTGTACTGAACCCCGCCACTTCAAATGGCTCTTCTGCCATAAAGCAAATCAACGCTGCATTGAGAGATTTGTATGGTAAGATTGAGCTCGCTAACGGTGAGTCTGTTTTCTTGGATGTAGACATCCTGGCTGCAGCAGCGATGAGTCGAGCGGACGACGCTACGGGTGGAGCTTCAACTCCTAACGATCAAACACCTGATACCTCAGGATATTGAGAACATAGTATTTTAGACGAATGAACGAACAGGCACAGCAAGACGCTTACAAGCTGTTTCAGCAAGGGGGGTATACGAAATCATTTGAGGAGTTTGTCGAATTGATAAATACAGATGAGCAGGCTCTCGGTGACGCCTATACTATGTTTTCTAACGCTGGATATCAGAAAAGTGCTGATGATTTCAGCGTGTTGATGGGGGTAAAAAAAAAAGATACGGATTCCGTATTGGAAGATGGTTCTTCGGAGCTGTTTTCGTTGGACAAGCCGTTTCGAGAAAGACTCAAAAGGGTTGACGCTCAGACAGTTGGCCTGACAGAAGAGCCTGCTGTGCAACAGCTAAACGCTGATTTCAATGACTTTGGATTTGAGTTCAGCGAGGCTACGTTGGCTTTGCCTGGGCAGGACGTGGTGTCTGTAAAGGCGCCAAATGGGAAGCGAGCTCGATTCTCATTTGACCCTAGACCTGTTTCTATGGCTCAGTTTTCTGAGATCGGAGCTCCTGGAAGTGTTCGGTCAAGAGAGGCTAGACCCACAAGGGGTATGCAGTCTGAAGAACAAAAGATTCAAACAGCATCAGAGATTCGTGCTTGGATGTCTGAGAACATGGTTCAAGACAAGGAACTAATCAGCAACATCGCAAAAACTCTTGAAACATCGACCCCTGTATACAGGAACGACGAAGCTCTAAGACAAGAAAATGATGAGTTTATTGAATCATTAAATCAATTTAATGTTCAGAAAGACTCTTTGATATCTAAAAAAGAAGAAATAGATATGATGGCATCTCTTATTGAGATGAATGAAGAGGAAAGCATAAAGTTTCAAGCCTTACAGGAGGACTATAACAACGATGTTATTGCATTTAATAAACGAGCTAGTCAGCTTTCATTAGAAGGTGCTTCATTACAGAAGAAAGCTAAAAGGTATGCAGAGCAAAAGGCCGATGAGGGAAACTTTCTTGGGGGGGCTTACAACTCGTTTATTAGCGGAATAAATGAAGATCTTATTGGTGGTGGCCTTAAAATCCTAACAGATATAGGCTTTGGTATCGCCAAAATTGGTGAAGACGAAGATGCCACAGCCAGGCTAACTGAGCAACAGAGAGATATAAAGGCTGATATTACCGAAATGGGCAAAAGAGTATCTTCTGTTTTTCAAACGCCAAATGTGACTGAACAGTACATTCAGAGATTGCAAGAAGAGAGTATTGTGGCAACAGGGGTGTTTGGTGCCGCCAGATCTATTCCAGCGTTTGCCTTGCCAGGTGGAAAGTTTGTTACACGAGGGGCGTTAATGATCCAGGCGATGGAGGCTGCAGATAGAGAGATGCAGGGGGAAGAGTGGCAGGATGTACCTGAAGAGGAGAAGTATTTATACAAAGCACCTTTGGCCTTGGTGATTGCCGTTTTAGAGGATTTGGGTTTTAGAAATGTTATCAACAGAGACGGCTTATTATCAAAGCTTGCTTTCAGGGCATTGAACAGAAGGGCTGTAAACAAAAGCTTTACTGAGTTTGTACAACAAGATGTACAGTCTGCTCTAGCAAGAGGCACTTTGGTTCTTGCTTCTGGCTCTCTCGCCGAGGCAGAAACAGGTGCTCTTCAGGCTGTTGCTGAAGTCAATGCAAAAAGACTTTGGAACGCCTCTAAGAACTCAGGAGAGTTTAAAACTCCTGAATTTTTTTCAAAAGAATATTATAAGTTAATTGCTAAATCATCTGCAGCCGAAGCTATTGGCGGATTTTTCATTGGCGCACCTACTGCTGTTCGAGCAATGGATCCTAGGTCTACGTTCTCTGATGAGCTTATGCAGGGTCTTAATTCTTTCAGACCCCCTATGGTCAGAGATTTGGCTATTGCAAAGGCTCAGGTAGATTTGGCTGAGGGTAAAATAACAAAGGAACAGTATGACGCTAAAGTTGAGGACATAAATAAAACTGCGGATATCATAAACAGTGTGCCTGAGGATGCCGATTTGTCAACTCAAAAGCAGTTGTATGCTCTGTTAAGTCAAGAAGCAGACCTAAAAAGAAAAATAGCTAACGCAATAGATTCTAGGCTTGTCAAAAAAGAAGCTAACCAGTTAAGCGAGCTTCAGCTTCGTATTGAAGATATAATAGATAATTATCAACCTGTCTCTGCTGAGCAGAGAGCTCAAGAAGATGCTGATAGAGCAGAGGCAGCATTGCAGGAGGAGACAGATCGACTGACGGATATGGTTCCTGACGTCGCAGTTGACCCTGAAGAGCAAGACGATCCCAACGCTTCTGATGTTGAAGCACAAACTCAGGAAGAAACTGAAGCAGAGGCCCCCGCCCCCACACCAGTGACTGAAGAGTCCCTTGAGGATCAAGATCTTTTTGTTAGAGGTAAAGGTCTAGCAAATGCGGCAGAAAGAATTAGAAGGTCTGTTCTTTTGGCTAGGAGGTTTCTCCCAAAGTCTCTTTTTGCAGAGAAAGAACAGAGCCAAGCAAATGTGGCTAAGGGCTCTAGTGTCATTGAGCAAACAATTGCCAAGTTCAATCAGCAGCTAAAACAAGAAAACAAAAGTGCTGATTTTGACAATGATGCTTTTTATCAGAACCTAGACAGCGCGATGAGAGGGGGAGAAGGGATCAACAACCTTTCTCCAGAGATGCAAGAGATAGTTACATCAATGAGAAATCAAGTTGATGCCCTCACCGTGCAGTTGATTGACGCTGGCGTTGTAGATATAGATTCTGCAGAGACAAATAGAGCTAGACTGAAAACCTTGTCAGATGAAATACAGGAGCTTGAAACTGCTCTTGGCAAGCGCAGAATCAAGGATACACCATCAGTAAGGGAAAGACTTGAAAAAGAGCTGGAGAGCAAAAAGCAAGAGAGGTCTGATATTCTTAACAAGTCTTCTGAAGCTGATAAGCTTTTGGGCAATCTCGGTACTTACCTGACCAGATCGTACAAAGTTTTTGACAACCCAAAGGCTTGGAGAAAATCACTTGCGCGTGACGAAAACGCGAAGATCATAGAGGACGCAAAAAGACTTATAAGGAATAGAGATAGAGATACCGATGGTAAATCGCTTAATGATAGGGCTGACGCAGAGTGGCAAACAAATCAAAACCCCAACAATCTTTCTCGTGACGAATATTATGAGTCCTTGATTGACGCTGAGGTAAACAAGTACATTGATCCAGAACAAGCCAAAGCTTTTGCAGAAGAGACTACGAAATCAGTGGCAACAAAGAAGGTAGACACTAGAATACTTAAGCAAAGACAGGATATCCCCAAAGAGATTAGAGCACTCATGGGTGAGTACAGCAACCCCGTGCAAAATTATGCTAAATCTGTCATGAGAATGACTGCTGCGCTAGAAGCTCAAAAGTATCTAAATAAAATAATAGAGATTGGTAAGGGTAAGTTCTTCTTTGACGGAAGGAGTGGAGTCTTCGATACTCAAATACAAGGCACCAACAGTGATCTTGATGGGTTGTACACCACGAAAGAGCTTGCAGCAGAACTAGCAGCAGTTGAAAAGGAAACAAACAACACTTTCCTGCAGGCGTACTTCAGGCTTATAGGTGCGACAAAATACTCTAAGACCATCTTGTCCCTTGGTACTCACGCTAAAAACCTTTTGGGTAACATGGGATTCATGTATGTCAATGGGTTTGTGTTTAGTCCTTTTGAAACTGGTTCTGAGATGTACAAATCTCTTCAAGTTGTCTACAACGATTTGAGAAAAAGTGGTAACGAGGAATTAAACAACAAGCTCAATAAATACATTGAGTTGGGTATTGTAAAGCAAAGTGCATCAATAGGTGAGATTAGGGATATGTTCAAGGATGCCAACTGGTCCAAAGCTATAGAGAGCAGACTCAATAACGAGGCCACGGGCATCAAGAATTTTACATTAAGAGCTGCACGAGCTGTTGGAAGGGGTGCGGAAAACCTTTATCAGGCCGAGGATGACTTTTTTAAGATCGTAGCCTACGAGATGGAGCTAAAGAGACAAGCCAAAATTTTGTTTAACAAATCTGCGGAATCGTTAAACGAACAGGAGATGTCTCAGGTAGAATCCACGGTTGCTGAGATAGTAAAGAATACTTTTCCTACATATAGCCGAGTTCCTGATGCGATTAAATTTATCCGAAGGGTTCCTGCGGTTGGAAACTTTGTAGCGTTTCAAGCCGAGTCTTACAGGGTGGCCTACAATACATTTGAGTACGCCGTTAGAGAAGTTGTGTCAGAAAACCCTGAACAAAGAAAGATTGGCGCAAAAAGACTTATTGGGGTGCTGTCGTATCAAGCAGTCAAGAAAGCAATAATGTACCATTTTGCAAAAGGTATTGGAGTGGGTCTTCAGGGGTTGTATGGCTTGATGTTCGACGACGAGGATGAATCACAAAGGCTTGATGACATAAGGCTTTTCAGCCCTCCATGGACAAAAAAATCAGCCATATGCGTTCTTGATGCTGGTCAAGGGAAGATCACTTTTGTTGACTTATCAGCCTCAGACCCATTCGGTAATTTTGATAGAATAATCAATTCTGTAGCTGAAGGTGAATCAGCTGGTCAAGCAGTGGCAAAGGGTGCCTATCAGGTTATAGAACCTTTCATTGGGGTGGATATAGCAACTGCGGCAATCTTGGACATGACTGCCAACAAAAAAAGAAGTGGAGCCCCAATATGGAACCCAGAAGACGATGCTGCTCAGCAGGCTTTTGATGTCTTAAACTATATGTACCAAGGCACTATAGAGCCAGGAACGATAAAGTCTATAAGAAAGGTAGTCCAGGCAGATAACGTAGGGGGAGAGCTTATTGGTCAACTCACGGGACTAAAGCCCTACAGGATTGATATAGAAGAACAGCTTGGATACAAGCTCAGGGACTTTAGGGAGAGAAGGAGAGATGCTACAAGGCTCAGATATGACGATTCTGAAAAGGCAACAGAAAAGTTAGCAGAAGTTGATGCTGAGATAAGAGAGCTTATGCATGCAGCGGAAAGACTGGGCGTTCACAAAAAGAAGATATTCAGTATATCTAAAGAGGCTGGTCTTGGCGTTGAAAACACTAGAAATATCTATATTGGTAAAAAGCAATTCATAAGATAATGGCAGACAAGAAAAAGATTAAAGACACAGGTCTTGGTAAATGGTTGAAGTCAAAAGCACCTAACGTACTTAATGTAGTAGGGGATCTATTGCCTGACAGCGGAGGGCTAGGTATTGTAAAAAATCTTATTGAAAAAGACCCTGACGTAGATACTGATGAGGGTAACGCTGCTGTGGATGCTGAGATTCAGTTTCAAAACAACGTTACTTCTAGATGGCAGGCAGATATGGGTAGCGATGTAAAGTTAGCCAAGCTTATCAGACCTGTTACATTGATTGCTCTTATGAGCATGTTTATGCTCACGATGCTTGCGGATAGCATGGACAACTGGCCATTTAACGTCAAAGATTCTTACGTAGATTTGTTACAGATCCTTATGCTAACTGCATTTGGTGCATACTTCGCAGGTAGAACGATAGAAAAATCAAAAAAGTGAAGATTAAGAAATATCAGAATGGAGGTAAAGACCCTGTTTTGGAGAAAATGGCTAGAGAACAATTAGCTGCTGACAGGGCTGTCATGATGGATGAGGCTATGCGTCAGAATATCATACCTGATCCAAGGGTTACTGGGGCTATCAGTGTAGATCGCCCGTACATCTTTGATTTTATGGGGGCAGGGGAGTTGGCTTCACTGGCAGCTAGAGGGGTTAGGGCTCTGGCTGGCAGAGGGGCTCGTTCTGTTGCTCCAGCGATTGATATGGCGAGAAGAGAGATGTTGGAGGGGTTTGCTGAGAGATCAGCAGACAAAAGAGCTCTTATGAATCTACAACAAAAACAACTTAATGATCGTCTCCAAAACATAGCAGATAGAGCTTTAAGAGAAGGTGCAAAGGATGAGAGTCTGGCTGTTGGGGAGCTTCAAATAAATTTGGAAAATTTACTTCGGGGGGAGATTCAAGATTTTGACAAGCTTCAAGCATCATTAGATGATATACTTCGCGATATAGAATTTACTGAATACTTAGACAATAAATCGTATCAACAACTAGTAAAGGATATTGATCAAGTTTTTAATGAAGCTCGTGGTGGTTCTCTTTCTAGTACGCCTTTGAAGGACGCTACATTCGATCCTAGAACTCAGGAGCCCGTTGAATCTTTTATGGAGCAAGCAACTCAACCTAGTTTTAAGTTGAATAAATACGGCGGTAAAATCAAGGTTCTCAAGAAATGATGAAATCTTTTTTCTCAATACTATTTTGCATTCCATTTGTTTGTTTGTCTCAGCCTAGCTGGGTAAATTTTGAGTTTCAGACTGACAACTACGGGGGTGAGAGCACATGGGAGATATACCCAATCGGCTCTGACAATGCCTTTACGTCTGGAGGACCATACCCTGATTCTTCTTATACGGAACAGCTGATACTGCTGCCATCAGGAGAGTACAATCTTGTGGTTAACGATGCTTTTGGAGACGGTATATGCTGTCAGTTTGGAGAGGGATGGTTTGCTCTAAACAACGATTGTGGACTTGATGTAGCTGTATTTGATTTCGATGCATCACAAATAACAGTTCCTTTCATTGCCGAGCCTTGTGCTCTTCCGATTCCAGGGTGTACAGATGATTCATCAAACAACTACAATCCATGGGCGACTGTAGATGACGGTAGTTGCAATGTGAGTGAATGTCCAGAGGGTCAGGCTTTTGTCTCGATGGAGTTGACCTTAGACAACTGGCCAAATGAAACTGGGTTTACGCTTGTTGACTTGGCTGTCGGTCAGTTCTACGAGCAAGTTCTTCCAGGAGGATTCAATTTTGGCGATCAGCTTGCAACATATACTTATGATTTTTGTGTTGCTCTGGGTTTTGAGTTGATACTCACAGACACTTACGGAGACGGACTCAATGGGTCTGCAAGTGGGGGCCAGGATGGAGGAGTTGTGATTACTGCGTGTGACGAGGAGATTGTTTGGGAACTAGAAGACTTAGCATATTCAGACAACGATGGAAACGTGCATTACTCTGGGGCTGTCTTTGTGGAACCCTGCGCTCCCGATAGCGTGATAGTGGGATGCATGGACGACGATTACGTTGACTACAACCCAGAGGCTACAGATGCGGGGGATTGCCTCACTCTACACACATGGGGGTGTATGGACCCAGAGTCTTTTAATTACGACTCAACCGCTACGATCTCAGACCTAAACAGCCCGTGCCTCACAACCATAAGAATCGGAGACGCAGCTGGAGATGGATGGGGGAACTCGCATATAGGCGTAAAGCAGGGGGAGCTGCAATGGATCTTTACCATGGGTCCTGGAGAGTTTTCTCAGTCATGGGACCTAGTCCTTGATTCAGACGAAAAGGTAGATGTGTATTATTTCGAGGTTGGAGGGCCGCAGCAACCACCTCAAGAGACTGAGTTTCAGACACTTCACAACTCCATTCTCGTTACAAACGAACTGGGCGATACGCTCATGGCTGAGGGTCTTAACCCGTTCTTTAACAACGGTCAGGGTGCGCTTCAGCCGTTTAAGAATCCTGAGTGGAATGTATACAGCTTCATGCCTTACTGCGGAACCAGTTGTATTCCATTTATGTATGGATGCACTGACGACACCGCACAGAACTACGATGCTGAAGCGAATACAGAGGATGGTAGCTGCTACTACAATGCTGGATGCACTCAAGCTGGCTACGTAGAGTACTACAATCAGGGATATGAAGCTGACTATGACGATGGCAGCTGTGAGACGCTTGCTGTGTTTGGGTGCATGTCCCCTGAGGCTCTTAACTACGATCCAGAAGCAAACGTAGATACAGGAGATTGCATTGAAGTTATACTTGACTGCATGGACCCTAACGCATTCAATTACAATGAGTTAGCAAACACTCCTAACGAAGATGCCTGCTTGTATGATGCGGGCTGCATCACTGGCCCAGGAGAACCGTACTGGGCGAATGACTACTGTTACTCGTGGGTGATCGAGGTTGACCCTTACTGCTGTGAAACAGCTTGGGATGCGGTATGCGAAGAGATGTACGACTACTGTGGAGACGGAGTCACTGCGGTAGATATGGCAGTGAGATCATTGCTTCATTTCTTCCCTAACCCTACGTCTGGAATCGTAAACATACAAGCTCCTGTGGGTACAGTAATTACTTTATTTGATGCAAGGGGTGCGGTTGTTGAAACAACCACGGGAAACAAAGTTGAGCTGCCATCACCAGGGCCGTATGTAATCATGGCTAATTATAAGGGTAGAATCAAGAGAGAAACAATCGTAAGACAATGAAGAGACTTGTAGCCATAGCCTTTATGCTTTTGCCCTTGTTTGCCCTTGGACAAAGCGACTTTTACAAAAATGTGTTAAGAAGAGCTACGTTCTACGCATCCGTAAACGGAGGTAACTCCGTGTCAGATCAGGACGTATTCTCTGTATCTACAGGACCGCTTACAACAGAGATTGTAGAGACTCCCTTTGATTACTCCCTAACACTTGGCGTGAGAAAGATTGCAAGGTTTGGGTACGAGAACAGAGCTAATATCTTTTACGACGGAACAGAGAAGACATACGGAGACGCAGCAACAGTAGGAAAATACGACGGATTTGAGTTCTTGGCCGAAGCTGACTGGAGAAGACAACAAGGGAAGAACTTTCTTGATCAAGACTACTTTGCTAGATATGTGGCAGATACATGGATAGTCAAGGCCGAATACTTACAAGATGGTTTTGCTGATGTCAGATATTTTGAAGCGTCAGAAAGAGCGAGAGTGAAGATTGGTAAGAAGCTTTCTCTCAATGTGGGAGTGGTGCAAAGAATATCTGAACCCTACGGGTACGATCCGCTGCAACAATGGCTTCTAGACAACAATCAGATACACTACACCGCCTTAGCTATACAGCAAGGATATAGCGTTGACGTAAACACAGGTGAGTTCTTTTCTCCAGACGGCAACATGATTGCAAACGATCAAGCGGTATGGGAACAGGTGGTCATCCCGCAGGTGCTTGATGAATATGTTTCTGACAAGAGGGCGCAGCTAGACAACCAATGGCTTTATTCTGCCGTGCTGGGCTTTGACTTCTATCACTACGAAAAAGATTTTTGGTTGCACTCATGGGGCAACGTAATGCCCTACCACCTTGAGACAGGTGACGAGTATTCCTATCACAACTTCGTTAACAGCAGTCAATGGGTTGACCTGGGATTTGGGCTTGTTTTTGGAACCAAGCTCACAAAGAGCCTCGGCGTATTTGCCGAAGGTAAATACAACAGATACTGGAACAGAGAGTGGCACGACTTCTCTGTAGGACTCAATTATATACTATTGTGATGGCAAAACAAATTGGAGAGGACACTAAAGTAACACTAGACCTGAAGACACTTGGTATGGTGGCAGCGGGAATAGCAACAATCGTGGGGATGTGGTTTGCTTTGCAGGCTGACATAGCAGAGGCAAAAGAGCTACCGCTTCCTTCTGAGCCAGAGATCACGCGCATGGAGTTTGATATGAAAGACCAGCTTGTGCGTCAAACAATTATGACTACTCAAGAAGATGTCACTGAAATCAAGCAAGATATTAAGCGCATTGAAGAGAAAATAGATCAACTAAAATGACACATGAAATTAATATCAACCCTATGTGTATCTTTTGCATTATTACTGGCGGCAGTCTTTGCGACGCCTGCAGAAGATAAAGACGTATGCGGATCAGGCATCTGTGTAGTTGAGTTCAACGCAAGTTTTAACTCACAGAACAGTGTGCCTTGGATTGAAAAGCTTGACGATTGTGAGACAGCTCGTATAGATATAGCTTCAAATCCAGACCTTCAGAAGAAGCACAAGATTGTCGTGGTACCCACCATTGTTGTTTTCAATGAAGGGGAAGAAGCAGAAAGATTCCAGGCAAACATCATGATGACTATGGAAGCCACTCTTAAAGAAGTTCAAGAGGCCGTTGACGACATCATGCTTAACGACTTCTAGACCCAAGTAACCTTTATTGTAAGGGCGATATCTTCTAGATCTCTAAACTCCTCTCTACATATCTTATCTATGATAGGGTATAGATAACAGTGAATCACTTCTTCCTCGCTAGTTTCAGTTACTATTCGCTGCAAACCGTTGTCACCCATGCCAGCGTCAATGTGGATGAACTTAAAATCCCTGGAAACAACAGCCTTGACTATCTGATGATGTTTCGTATTCTTCATCATGACTTCTCTGGCTTAGGCTGCATAGACAGCATTTCAAGAAAGTCATACATGGTAATAAATCCGTCACCATTGAAGTCCATGCATGCGGCATGAGAGTCAGGACTAACTGCTTGGCCATAGTTTGCTAAGAGAAGCAAAAAATCCATTATGTAAGTTGACCACATCATACTTACACTACGCCATCCAACTCAATAAAGTTACGGGGAAGGTATTGAAACTTGAAGAATAAATATTTTAGGATCTTCAGTTGATATCAATTTATAATTCATCCCCATATAGTCCGTATGCGTATGATTTACTAACAATTCTTTTTCAAAGTGCTGAACTGGGTGACATCCGTCCCATGATGTAGAGATTATCAAGTCACAATTGTAATCTTCTGGCTGAACATAGAGCTTTTGTGGTACTCTCATGCATGAGACAAATAAAAGACAAGAAAAAAATGCTATTGATTTCATGCGACTAATCTAAATACAATCGCAACGGTAGCCAATATAATACCATATAATGATATTTATGTCACGCCTGCATATGATTAATACTTTTTATCGTATTCCCAAATTCTATAAGATAGCAAGCTTTTAAGATCATGCAGCTTAAGCATGGTTATTGAATCGCCCCTGTTTCTCCTGGTATACCTTTTCAGGTATGCATCGTTTTTATTAGTAACGATTTCACTCTTCACATGTTTTTCGCAAAAAGATGCTAGTTCATCTCTGTCAACTATAGCAAAGCCTCCCTCCTCAGGCATATCAAATGCGATCAAAAAAGCACCCCCGTACAGCCATCCTTTGTCTCCTGATACATTTTTAAATTCTACCCATATCTCATCTGGTAGATTATTACCCTTTACATCAACGCCCCATCTTCCACCATCTTTTAGAGCAAGCCAGTAATCAACGTGAGAATGTATATCTTCTGTATGGCTTGATTTCTTTACAAGTAAACCTCTGTTTCTTGCAGCCCTCAGGAATCTTACCTCAGCAACTCTACCAGTAGTAGAGCTATACCTTGTCCTCTCTTTCGCATTCATTTGCAATGGATTTAATTAAATCTAATTCTTGATAAATAGCAGACTTAACACCCTCCATTGCTTCATCAACAAGCCCGATTCTTTCCTTAGGTATTCCAGTCTCCTCGTGCAGGGCTTCATATAAATCATCTATAACATCATGGATCTTATCGCAGGCATAGAAATAATACCAGCTTATTTTAGATTTTTCCATCTTGTATAGATTGCAATATCTCTTGGATAGCGTGGTCAACCTGACCACTGTTCTTAGCTAAAAATACAATTGTTTTAGCCTCGTTTGCAACCAAATGTTTTAGAAAAAGCTTCCAACGCATAGGAAAGTCGTGATGTGATGGTAGAAAGCCTTTTGTTTCAATAATCCAGTCGTGATCCTTACCAACAAAATCAGGCTTATATGTGATAGGCAATACCACTGAATCTGTTCTGTCAGCCATTTCTTTACCCTTGGCTGTCATCTTAAAATACTTATTAGGAAATCTAAACTTTTCACTCAACACATAGGTGTGTTCTTCATAATCGAAAGCTATCCCGTATTCTTTAAGCTGGTCAGCGCAATACTTCTCTATCGAACTAGCGTACCTTCCTAAGCGTTTTTTCTTTGCGCTTGAACGCTTTTTAGTAGTCTTCCTCTGTCTCTTCATAAATCGAAGTTACCAAGGGAAAAATTCGATCTCAAGATTTTGTGGAAAACTCAAATCTGACCTCATCTAAGTGAGGCAAGTCAATTGACTCAAATAGAGCCTTTTGTCCTGTCATGGTTTGAAATCCTGTGTGGGAAAGATTTATCTGTAATCTATACGGATCCTCTAGCGGAGTCGGTGCTCCACCCGTTTCTACCTCTCTAACTTTCCTTACATGTAACTCACTGATTTTCCGTATGATAGGGTCCATTGCTTGAACCTTTCGATGAAGTGTAAGGAAGCAATCGGATCTATTTACGAACTTTCCACCACCTTCTGTATCCTCCGCATATGGAGCTACAGGTAATCCGTCGTCACCTTTTCTACGCTGTGCCTCTGTCACCGCATGCATATTTAACCATACCGCTACGTTGTTTGCCTTGCTAAACGTCAAGAACTCAGAGGCAGCTTCATAGTGATAATCGTGGACTCCTATACCAGACCCCCTCATATCTAATTTAAGACTGTTGTATGGGTCTATAAACACAGCATCTACGGATTGCTGCAGCATAATCTTTTCAATAAAAAGAATCAGATCGCTATAGCTGTATATGTGTTTGTTACTGATAACTACAAAATGCTCCTGAACCCACTTGTAAGCTCTTTTACGTTCGCTGTAAGTCATGTCCCCCACCCTCCTATCTACAGCAAACTGCATTAGTGTCATCTTGATGGATGCGGTTCTATTCTCTGAGGAGTATATGACCCACTTCCAATCGTGACGAATCGCAGCATTGACTATAAAATATAATGCCGTCGTTGTCTTTCCCACATTAGAGTGTCCATTGATGATGACAAACTCTTTCTTGTACCTAAAGAAGTCATCAAGCTTTAGATCACCAGTGGTGAGGCCAATCTCAATAAGGCCCTGTGAGTAGTCGTCAATCCACCTGAAGTCTTCATCATCGGATGATACAAATGACATATCTCCATCATTTAATAACATCTCCCTCTTGGCCGACTTCTCCTCGTCAATAATTTCCTTAATAGGTAATTCTTTGCCCTTCTCTATGGCATCTATTATAAGCTTCTTAGCGTGATCCTCGCTGTCTACATTACGCTTGCATATCTCCCTGAACAAAATCCTTATCACTTCCTCCTCTTCCATCTTGCCAGCCGAGATATAGCCACCACATAGCATGGCAGCTTTGCGTAAAGTCACCCACTTCTCACCATCCTTTGCCTGTCGAATCATACGGCAGCCAAGGTTGAGCTTCATGTAATCTGTATGATCGTAAGCCTCGTTCGTTGGCACCTGTGCTTCAGCCATCTCTGTGGTGAAATGACCAAACTTTTTGGATTCATCTTTGATGATGATGTCAGGGTCGTAAGACTCAAAACAAGCACGCGACTCATTGATGCCAGACTCATCAAGCTCTAGGCCATGAGTTCTTTCAAAGTACTTTACTAAAGCTCGAAAGTGATCCCTGTGTCTCTCAGGGTTTGTTATTTGAACTAGAGCCTTTACGCCTGTGCCACTTGGACTAGTCCAACAAGAATGGATAAAGTCGTCTGTAGCCAACGATCTTTTTGTTGGCTCTACATCTACGTAGTCAAAGTCTAAAACAATAAATCCAGAGTGCTCAAATAAAGAGTCATCATATCTAGATGAAAACTCCCCACTCCAACACACTACAGGTAGATCGGTCTTTTTGTCCTTATCTCCGCTACGTATGTCAGATACCAGTGTACTCGACTTCCCAGTCTGTATCCTTTGTAACGCTTGATGTAGTGGGATGTGATGTGGTGTAGTCTTCTCGAATACGTTTTTGAATATCGTGACTTTCATTGTCTTTTGCGATCATAAGGAGGATTAGATAACCTGTTAAGTCTAATAAAGTGTCTTCAGTATCGTCAAGTTTGCCTGAGTTTTGTATTCGTTTTAGTTTGTCATCAATGCGTGCTTTGATGCTGGATACAGAATTGCCAGAGAAAAATACATTGATAGGTTCTAGTGACGCATTACCATATCTATCATTTTTATTACATAGTAATTTTTCTAAAACGCGACACTTAGCTTTGATCTTAGTTTTTGTGCTCATCTAAACTTAGATTAGAATTAGAAATTAATTTTTTAGTAAGAATCTCTCTGATAATTATCGGTTTATTGTCACCTGATTTTTTAGCATATAACTCACTAGTCAGTCGGTGTATAGACTTTAAATCATACTTGATTATATCACTAGGATTCTCGAATACAGAAACTATCCACACAACACGCTCGTGTACAACCTTCTTCTTTTTGAAGGCGACACGAGCGGTCATGTAGTATATAGGTGCCTTAGAATGGCAAGTCATCAGCAACAGGTTGAGCGGCTTTCTTTGCCTCTCTCTTCTGCTTTGCTGCTTCGCTGTTTGGATCCCAAACGCTGCAACATGCCTTACCTCCCTTGGACATGAAAAGCTTCAGGTAGACGTTGCCACCTTGACCTTCCTCGTCCTTTCGTGTTGCATACTTTTTAAGCATGTCCTGGAGTTCTGTGTCCTTCAATCGGACCCTCCATGAAAGGAGTTCTTGGTTGTCATTGTAGTCAGGGGCTTCTGCCCAACCTACTAGAACTGAATCATATAGCTTATCGCTCATGGTAAATAAATTAAAAGATTAAAAAAAAGTTACATTAATATCCATAGAAAGAATAGTGTGAATATGATGACCTTGTGTTTTATTGACAGCGGGCGATCATATATAGATTGCTTGTTAAACGACAAATTCTGCGTAGTGTGATTTTGTGTCTTTGTCTTCATTTAAGTATGATTGAATATTTTCTAGTGCTTGATGAAACTTCATCTCACCACGAAAAAGAGTTTCTTCTGAGCACTTT